CGCTGACTGATATCCGGTATTGGTTGCCGCTGACTGATATCCGGTATTGGTTGCCGCTGACTGATATCCGGTATTGGTTGCCGCTGACTGATATCCGGTATTGGTTGCCTTATCGTCTTCCCAATTAACTTGCTCTTTGATGTATTCAACGCCAGCTTTGATAATTCCAGCAATTCCAATTTCTGCTTTCACGGAAATTTTCTTCCCAACTCTCTTGCTATCATCAGATGATTTCTGATTATTCGCTTCAAGCTCAACTTCACAATATCTGGAATCTGAAGGAGGATAATAATTAAATACATCCATCGGGAATTCGCAAGCATGGAATCCACAATTACAAATGTCTGCTTTTTCTTCTGTGTATTCTTTTCCAATTTCATACTGGAAATCTCTACACTTTAAATCTTTGTCAAAGCCTTTAAAACATTTCATTTTTCCTTTTCCTCCTTCGATTCTTCTACATCAAGCCCAAGCATTCTAAATGCCATGTCCTTTGTGAAATCATAATCTTTCACGCTATTCGCCCAAGCTTCAAATGCCTTTAATCTTCCAACCAGAAGTGCATATTCTTCATTGGCGTTCTCTGGAATATAATCTGTGCTCTTAGTTTCTCCCATGATTAGTCCTCCTTATCTTTTGCTCCAAATTTTTTAAGCATTTCTTTCAGATGCGAAATAAACGGAATAATTGCATCTATCTGTTTGGAAGTTTCCTTGATTTCTTTATCAAGTTCTTCCTCGTTCATAAGGCCATACTCAAATGAATGTCTAAGCTGCTCTTTTATTTCTTTCTCTTCTCCACCATTTTTTGCGAACATCTTTTTAATTTCATGGGTGATAACTGCATACTCTGAAAGAATATCAATCCCTTTACCAGAAATATTAACTAATCCGTTTTCAAATTTAATCATTGTTTTTCCTCCCTATTTTCTTTTATTCTCTCCATCTGAATGGTATAATGTGTTCAGAAAGGAGGTATGTTAAAATGTTTCTCAAATTAAAAGTTTCCTGTACTTGTCATTGCGATTACTATATAAGTGAAAGAATAAGTACAGACAAGGTTGTGTGCCCGAATTGCGGAAAGGAACATCCTTATTCTCATAAAATAATTTCAATGCTTCATGCCGCAAATGAGATTGATGATGGCAATGTTCCCGGAGCAGAAACAATAAAAACTTCCGTTATTTCTGAATGGGAAGATGTGACTGAGCGTCAATAACAATCTTCATGTACTCTAAAAAGCCTTTCGCTTCAGTGGCGGACAGACCGCATTCGGCAATTTCGTTTTTTACTTTTTCTACAAGGTCGCTTGCCTTCTGTCCGTTTTTGTGGCGATATAACTGATATATTTTGGAATCATAATCGGATAACCTTTCAGCAACGTAATCATCTGCTAACATTCTTTGTTCACCTCCCCTATTCAATAATTGTAAGATCTTCATCCACCGCAAATGGTTCAGTAACAAATATTCCATCTTCTTTAAAGAGAAGATCAATTTCAACATGTTGCTTATTTGCACACTTCACAACAACTACATTCTCATTTTCTTCTTTGGTATGTGTGAACAAAATATCTGCAATTTCAAAACCTACAAGAGAATGAAAAATTTCTGGATTATCTCCATAAAATTCGTAGCTTTTAATATCTTTCACTGTTTTACCCTCATTTTCTTTCTGAATTAATATCATAATTGCAATCGCGAATCTGCATTTTTGTATTTGTACACGGTTGCCATCCCTTGATGTACTTCACAGCTTCCTCATATCTTAATTTTGGAATGTTGTTTCTTGCGTTTACACCGAAATAAGATTTCACATCTCGATTACATTCTGCGAATACTTTCTTTCCGATTTCTGAATAGGCATTAGATTTCTTTCCGCCCAACGCTTCAATAACCACTAGCGAAACCAGATCCCCAAGATATTTTTGCTGACCGTAGTCAATTGTCATTGTATTTTCAAGTTTTTCGATTCTTTCCTCATGATCTGCTGTGCCCTGGGCAAGAATCTGAATTTGTTCGGCAACCGTCAATGGTTTTCTGTAGGAACCTGTCTTTCGAATTTCTGGGAGAACTTTACTTGTCACCCAGTCTGTAAACCTTTCGGCAGATTCTTTTCTGCTCTGGAAAATCAATTTATACATATTGGGTTCATTTACAAAGTTAGCATTCTGCTTTCTCCCGATACCATCAATGACCTCATTTGTAATGACCCCATCTGCATTTAACCTTGTCTTTGCCTGGCTCGGATTTGAAATTTCTAATGCTTTGCATATATCAATCATGCAAAACCAAGGTTCATTATCAATAGTTATTGTCCGAATATCTCCGAACTCTGGCGAATTAAAAATCTGTAATTCGTTCATTAGTCTCCTTTCTGTGATATAATCTCCTTTAGGAAGGTGTAATCTCTTTTACATAGAGCACATCTACTGGGTTAAATTTCAAACAATATTGCTTTCCAGCGTCATCCCATTCCAAACGTATCAGTTTATCTCTAATGTCTGGTTTCACAATATCATCCGGGAACACACACGGAATTTCGATTGTTTCCCCATTTTTAAATTTGATAATTGTCATCTTCTCCTTATAATCTCTCCTTTCTTGTGTTATACTCACTATAAGAGTGGAGGTGATGATTATTGGTATTTAATGGTTTCTGCGATAAGCAGAACAAAAATTATTCCATTGAAGCTTCTCTCATTAATACTGGATCATTGGATGATTTGACGCCTAATTACACAATAGGTCGAATTAAGTGTAATTATGCAAGCAAAACTGGATGTTGTTCAAATCCGAAACAATGTTCCATTTTAAAAGCTTCAAAATAATTCTGTTTGGCTCTCTGAGATATGGGAGCCTATTCTGTTTGAAATTTCAGCATCCTTGGTGAATCTTTAAACTTGATTCCCTCAATTTCCCCGATACCTTTCTGGTTCACCTGCAACATCTGCAAGTCCGTGGATAAATTTAAAGCATTCAGATCAATGGAAAGAATAGGTTCTGAATCTCCAACTCCCTGTTTCAGCTCAAAGCTTCTTACTCCTTCGAGTTTGTGACCATCTACAAGGATTTCTGTAAATATTCCACATTCGCCATTTACTTGCTGGATTTCGATTTTTGATACTTTCATTAGTCTCCTTTCTGATCTAAATCAACAGTTTCTTTTTTATCTGTTTTTTGTTCCAGGTTGTTATCAGAAAAACTTTCCACTTTCCCAAGAATGTAGCCTTTATCAAATTCCGACATCTTAGGAATTGCTTCTTTCAGCTTTTCTACGATTTTTTTTTCTTTTTCTGACATTATCTATTTCACTTCCTTTCTTCTACGCACAATATTTAATTTCGTATTCAGTTACGATTTTGGAGAAAATCTCTCGCAGCTTTTTATCGTCATCGATGACGTCCATTTTGTTTAGTGAATTAATTTCTGTTTTGGTGCAACCATTTTCAGCCATGCGTTTTCGCTTATTTCTTAATCTTGTATTCAGATCACATCCAGCCCGGCGTTCCAATTCTGCGTACATTTCTGTTCTAAGCATTTTAAACTCTGCTCCGGCACCTTTTTGTATGCGATTGAATTTAGAATTAATTTCTGAACGCCAGTTATCAAATACAGGCTTAACCGCTTCTTTGATGTTCTCTGTAGTTGCAACAGCTTTATCTGCGGTTTCTTTGGCAATTAAAATCTGCCTGTCTCTTTCTTTGTCGGCAAGTTCTTTCTCTACCATTTGTGAAAGTAGTCCCTGTAACATTTGAAGTTCTGGTGACAATGCCCTTTTTACAGTTTCTTTGGTTTTAAAGTACCCATTTACAAGCTGTCTCTGAACATCCCATGCTAAATCGTCTGTGAAAGACTTTACTAACATTAGATATCCTTGTTCTGTGGCAAGGACAACTTTTTCTGGGACGCCGCCTTGTGGTCTTTCCAAACCAAGCGTCCGAATTTCGGACGGCTGAGTTATAACGAAGAAATCTTCTCCTTCAATAAAGTGATTTCGATTGTCGTTGAATCTCTTCCTTGCCGTTCCGTCTGGTCTGCCGTGTACCATGTCAATATCTTTCAATGTAACAACTCGCTGACCGTTATACTCTTTTATTGAGATATCTGAATTTCCAATATGTACTAACTTATTCGTGTTTATCACTCCTTTCTTAATCTGATTTTCAATTCCGTTTTGTGTTGAAAATATTTTTCCTATGTGTTAAAATTCTTTCATACCCAAATAATGGGCAATGAAAGGAGTTGTTTGCTTTGACCCAACTTTTGAATTTGCCCTGTTCCTTATTGTAGGTCGCAGGCAGAGTGAACTGCGTTACCAAAGTACGTTAAGCAATTTCGTTCACCGCATTGAACAAAATTCCTACATTCGCCAACTAATGGGCAGCTAATCTTTTTTCACTCAATCGCAGAACTAAAACTGCGTAAGTGGCGAAGTGTTTCAAGAAACATTTGGTGCTGCTTATGTGACTGAACAAGTGTGTTCAGTCTGCAAAACACATAAGGTAAACAAATTTAGGCAAGAACTGATAGGACAGCACTCCTGTCAGTTTTTTTGCTATTCTTCTTTAAACAGATATTCCAGATCATATTCTGGGAAAAGTTCCTTTTTAGAAAGGACTGCTTCTGGATACGTAAAAGGTGTTTTCCCCTTTATCTTGTTCTGAATAGTCCTTTCATCAACACCAAGAACCTTTGCAAACGCTCTGATTGTAATCCCTTTATCATCAAGAACTTTCTTCAAGTTATTTAACACTTTAACCTCCCTCCTTTCTTTGTTTACCTTGTAAACACAGTATAGTCCCTGAGATAACATTTGTCAATAGTTTTTTGTTGACTTTGTAAACATTTTATGGTACTATATTTTCAGAAAGGAGGAATTAAATTGAAAGACAGATTTAAAGAGTTGCGAAAAAAATTGAACGTAACTCAGCAAGAATTTGCAGATAAGCTGAAAATAAGTAGGAATTTTGTAGCGCAAATTGAAATAGGAAACAAAGTTCCCTCAGATCGAACAATTGATGATGTTTGTAAAGAATTTAATGTTCGTGAAGAATGGCTTAAAAATGGCGAAGGCGAGATGTTTTATCCAGTTAAAAGGAATGATGAAATTTCGAAATTACTTGGATATGTTACAAAAGCTGATGATGACGATTTTAAATATCGTCTCATAAATGCTTTAGCAAGGCTTGATGATTCTGGATGGGATAAATTAGAAAAGCTAATCGCTGCAATTTCAGCAAAATAAAAGAAAAGACAAGGGCAATGCGCAAACCCTTGTCTTTTTCTTTTTATTCAACTAATGTTTTTATAAATACGTATATTGTTCTTAACCAACGAGCGTTTTCTATTTTTTCTATCATCTCAATAATTTCTTTCTTGTAATCCACGTAAATCCCTCCCAATATTCCAAACATTTGTTCTCATTTATTAAATTATATCATGTTTTTATAACCATATACTGGGATAGAATTGTTTCCGCTTAAATCTTTCCTGGCAAACTGATTTATTCTGATTTTTCTATGAATTATAAGTTTTTTTGTGTAAATATTGTGATTTTTGCTTTTCCAAATCGTAATAATAATAGATAGAAATAAAGGGGCTGGATGCTTGTCAGCGAGGGATTTATAGCGCTCATGGCCAACCTGTTTTACCTCTGCTTTTGCAATTGCGATAGTTTTACCCCTCCCAAAGATAATACTATGCTCCGGGCAGAAGTAAACATATTGAATCAAGAGCACATGCACGAATATCAGTATAAACACAATTATGATTTTTTTATGTTTCTCCATGAATCCATCCCCTTTACACTATCATCTTAATGTATTACAATAACATTGTATCAAAAAATATACAATTACACAGAAAATGGCGAAATTAGCACCTCTGGTGGCGAATTTTACATGAAAAGGGATGATTTGAATGCGAATTGCAATATGTGATGATAACGAAATCCAGATTGGTATATTTATGCATCGGATTAATAATTTTCTCAAACGAAATGGTGATATAAAAGCATTGATTACTCCGTATGATAAAGGACAGCCACTTATTGATGATGTGGCAGATGGCGAATGGTATGATATTGTAGTTTTGGATATCGTTTTGAGAGAAGAAAATGGAATTGAAGTTGCAAAGGAATTGAGATTAAATGGCTATGATGGAAATATTATTTTCTGGACAGCCCACAAAGAGTATGTTTTTGAAGCTCTTGATTTACTCCCAATTCACTATATTATAAAAGGATCTGAAAATGGCAGAATGTATACTGCTTTCAATCATGCTCTGGAACATATCAGCAAAAGCACTCTTATGATAAAAGGAAAAGACTTTATTCATCGGGTGGAATTTCAAAATATAGAATATATTGAGAGCCAAAACAAATACATCATTATTCACTGCACTTGCGGTATAGTTTATATGGAACGATGTAAAATGTCTGATATTGAAGAATTACTGGATTCCAGATTCTTGAGATGTCACCAGAGCTACATAATAAACATGGATGAGGTAAAAGAAATAAATACTTCGTTCCTTATGTTTTCTGGGAATACTGTGCCAATCAGAAGAAAAGACTTTGCGAAAATAAGAAACGAATTTGAAGAATATACGACATTTAAGTAGCTCCCGGGGAAAGCCCCGGGAGTATTATTATTTCAGTAATTCATTGACTTTTTTCTGCACTTCTGTGTAGTTGTAGCCAGCAGCTTCCAGGCGGTCTCGTCTATCTTGTCCGTTCCCCCACTCGCCGTTAATTACCTCTTTTGCTACCTTGGCTACACTTTTCTTTGCAGTCACGGAATACACAGCTTTTCCATTCCAATCAAAAACAGAATAACCGGCTTTGCAAGCTTTCTTTGCATTTTTGAGTGACTTGTACGCCCCGATCTGGCTCTTGGAATCCTTCCAGGTCTTGCGGACACGGTAATACTTATCAACCTTTGCTGTCGGCTTTGTGGTTGGTGCTGTCACGGTTTCACTGGAAATAAGCTTTTTGAATCTATCCCAGTCACCCTTTCCACGGATAACAGATGGACAATTCTTAGCGCACACATCGTAATGCTGCACTACTCGGCTTGCTGGGATTCCGTATTTCTTCATAAGCTGCTTGCACACATCAACGGTATTCTGGTATGCTTTTTCGTAGTTATATCCGGCATTCATACACATTTCAATTCCGATGGAATTATGATTATTTACAGTTCCAAAAAGTTTACCGCCGTAATCTACCCCAACATGCCATGCTCCACGATTGTACGGCAAGGCTTGGTATGCTGACTTATCGTCAACGAATACATGGGCTGAATAGCCATGAAAATTGCCATTATGTTGTGCAGTGGCGTGTGCTTTGGCATCTGCTGTTTTGGCTATATTATCTGTATTATGGATGACAATATACCGAGGTGTTTGTCCTGCGTAGCTGTTGTTATTGCTGATTAATGAGGTGTTAATATTCATGTGTGGTCTCCTTTCATTATTGAGGTTAAAAAAGCGCATAATAAAAAGCACCCCAAATGGGATGCTCTTTAACATAAACTTTTTATACAATATACCTACCATGGTTAAATTTTACAGAATCATGGCTGATTTTAGCGTAAATCATTGTGGTATCAAGCTTTTCATGCCCCAATATTTCTTTTACTTCTGCAACGTTCATTCCTCTATTTAAGGCATCTGTCGCCATTGTGTGCCTAAGTAAGTGCGGAAACAAGCTTCTTTCGATTCCAGAACGCTTTTGAATAGCCTTTACTCTCGCATATATTGCTCCTTTGTGCATTCCATTATAAGGCTTTCGAAATATCACAAATACAGAATCCGATATTGATTCTTTTGAGCGTTCCAATTCAAAGTATTTTTTTAACATATATTCCGCTTTTGCGTTTAGATAAGATGTTCGGTGCTTGCTTCCTTTTCCGAACAAATGAACCTCTTTTGAAGCGAAATCAATATCACTAATTTTTAAATTCACCATTTCAGATAAGCGGCATCCTGTACTGTAGAAAAGCTCAATCATCGCTTTATCTCTGTAATTTTCGCAAGCATCACGCACTATTTCAAGTTCCATGTTACTAAGTGGCTCTCTTGGCTTTTCCTCAAATTTAATGGGCTTAATACTTGCGCATGGATTGTTTGGAATATACCCCTCTTTCCAACACCAATCCATAAAGGTGTTTATAACAAGCCGTTTTCCATCCAGTGTTCGATTGCTGACCCCTGTTCGTTTCTGAGTTTCGTACAGATAAATCCGTATATCATTTGTTGTAACCTGTTCGAATAGTCGGTTAATGTGTTCAAGAAAATCTGTGAGATAAAAATTGTAGGTTTTCATGGATTCTGGAGACATGCCCTCAATCTTTTTTGCCACCATGTAAACCCTGTAGCAATCTGGGACATTGCTTTGATACGGAACCACATGCGTTTCTCTCTGGCTGATATCGTAGTTAGACGTAAACACTTGCAATTCCTGTAATACTGTCCTAAGTGCTTCATCTGAAATCTTTCCATCCAACTTACTTACAAATTCGTTTGCAAAGTTTTCCATAAAAAATACCCTCCTTTTGGGTTCACAAAGGGAGAGTACTGTGCTATAATAATACTGTACCCTTTGTGGTGCTTGGAGCTGAGTTTTTTGATTGGTAGTCGGGAACTCAGCTCCCTTTTTGTTGTTCCGATTTTGATATGCTGATTATAGCATATTCATTTTATGTTTGGTAGTGTTTTGTTATTTTTTTCTTGTTTCTCCAATAAACTCTATAGTGAGACAGTCTTAAAAAGAGTATCAGTTTTAAACGATAATATCAACGATATATTGATAGCTAGCAACTATTGCAATATTGTTCCAGTATGGGGAAATATTGGAGGTTTATATCCCTCTTGGGCTTGGGGTATAGTTCTAACAGCTAACAATATTGCAAATTTTATTGGAGTCGCTACAGTAAGCAAAAAGCTTGCCGTTGCACAATACAGTGATGGTACTTGGACAAAAATTATGTAAATACTTATTTCTCTACCCAATTACCCCATACATCATTTGATTTTGATCTAATAAATAATTTTGTATTAGCATGTGATAAAAATTCTTGTATCGCATATTTGGAATTATCAATATACATGGTTCTTAAAATACCATGTTCTCCTGGTGTTGGACTATTTTTACAATTTGGAATTACTCTATAAATAGTTTGTTTGTTTACGATTACTGGAATATTGTTTAAATCACCAGCATATGATCCGTAATTTACTTTATCACTATTTAGTGCATTTATTGCCCCGATGATTGTCTTATTATTTGTCTCCAATTTTGAGATAACAGCCGTTGCCATTTTATCAACTACATAATCCCAAAACTTGCTCATTAGTCCACGTTTATTCGCTCTCGCAGTTGCGTCATACAGCATTACTTCGTCATTATCCGCTAACGTATCTTTTGATGTGTATTCAGTCCATTTTGGCATGTTGTTGCCCTCCTTTAATTATTGATATTAATTCATAAAAAGAGGATGATTTCTCATCCTCTTTATACCGATTTGCTTAACAATTGTTTGATTTCTGCAAGTTCTTCTTTAATGCTTTTTAATTCCGATTTTAATTCTTCATTTTCGGATTTGAGTTCCTTGATTTTCTCGTGATTGAATTTTATCATAGCGAACATGGATGGAATCATAATTCTGTAATTCCAATCCTCGGGCTTCCCATCTGGCAAATGGTTTACTGCAATTGGGAAACGTCTTTCCATGTCCTCTGCAAGGAACATAGGCATTAACTTGTCATATCTGCTGTCGTTTTTATCGAGATATCCTTCTTTATACTTTGCCCAAACAACCTTTGTCCTATAGAGTTCTTCCAGCTCTTCTTCTTTAACTGTTGTCCGAATTGACTTATAACGCCAAGAAGATGATGGGACTTTAATAACCATTCCATCTGAATTAATACCCAAGTGTGTTCCGTCTGTAATATTTCCCATATTTTCAAGACAGAAAAAATTCGTAGCATCACCGAAACCGCTTAGTGGATTTCTGATTTTTATGCCGCCATCAATTACAAATCCGCTTCCATTTGCTTTTAGATCAACGCCATTTATGGTTACCATGTTGTTTTTCGCATCAAGTACAATGGCACCGTTTGCAGAGGTTAATTTTCCATTTGTTTTATCAATCTGCCAGTTTCCAATTTCCCCAGTTAGCGACTTTACGCTTCCAGAAAATTCGCCTTGGTTAAAATGAACACCTGTATTGTCAATATATCCAACCTGTGTGCCACTTGCATTCAGAATGGAAAGTAACCCATTTCCGTTATTTGAACCGCCAAGTTTCAATGTACCTCCATGTGCATAGGTGAATGAAAAATACAATTCTCCATTTTCCATGTACATGCCCTTTATTGCACCGTTGTTTGTAAGCATATTGAACACTTGCTCATTTGTGTAAGCGTATTCAAGTTTTGGCATATAAATATAAGTATCATATTTTACGCTAGACCCAACTGATGATGTCAAGATTCTCAAACTGTTTAAACTATCATTTGGTAAGCTAGATAAAGTTGTTGTTACTTGCAGTCTTTGCCATTCAGTTGTAGTTTTAGCATTTAATATTGTTTTACTTCCAAGATACACATATACTTGTGTTGCAACACTAGTTTTTATCCAAAACGAAAAAGTATAATTTCCAGTAACTTTTATTGGCTTATAATTTTTCGTTCCAAATTGTGCTCCAGTTCCGTTTATTTTAATTGCATTTTTGCCGCCATCTACATCCTGAACTCCATACTCATATGTATATGCACTCTGTGTAGACCAATAATCTTTAACATTTTGTTCTGTTAGATAATAGCCTTTAATAATATTGTCCGATGTAATATCTTGGACTTGTTTTATAGCTTCTTCCTGTGCTATATCAGTAACGCTTTTATCTCCTAATGTAAACTGTGAAGCTGCTATTGTTACTGCACCAGTAGTTTTGTCAATAGCAAAAGTGGTCTTTCCATTGCTATCAACAACCTTAATACCTTTGGCTTGCACGTATTCTCCGTTTACATAGACATTTCCGTTTTCATCCAAGTAAATCCCCTGTGCCTTGCCGCCATTGGTGAGTTTGTTGAAAATATCGGCTTGTGTCTGTCCAGAAACTGCGGTACTGGCAGAAGAATCTGCAATTTCCTTTACTGTTTTCCCTTGTAACGAAAAAGTCTTTGGAGCTAGAATGACATTTCCTTTGCTGTCGATTTCTAAGGTTACGTCCTTGTTATCATCAATGACTTTTAATCCTCTACCGTTAATTCTCTCACCGGCAAGTAATCCAGCTAGAATGTATTTTGCATTGATGTATACTTTTCCATCTTCGATATAGATTCCCTGTTCAGTGCCGCCTTTTGTGAGCTTATTAAATACTGCATCTTGCCCGAGACTGGTATCGTAATTGTCAATTGCATTTTTGATATCATCTTTGTCTGCATACTTGAAATCAATCCAATCATTATCGTTAAATGCACCATCAAGGCGGTTTACTTGTGTGACTTTGAGTGAAGCTTTTCCATCACTATCCGTAGTCATCCATAAATCTCCGGAATAATACGGTGGCGTTGGCTGAACCGTGTAAACAGAAGATTTTCCATCCACTTTATCTAAAAGTGCATCTGGAATTGATTGTGGCTTCCATACACCAGATTTGTATATCCATTGTGTGTTATCAGAAGTATTATGCCAAAGGTCACCTTCATGTTCTGTTTTCTCAGATTCCCATACCAAGACAATTTCATTCCCGGATTCATCCAGAATCTTGTTTCCGTCAATATCACACCACGGTAATTCCTCTGTTTTTGTCCATTTTACAGATGGATCATTTGGCTGATACCAGGTCTCAATCTTTCCATCAATCTGTGTTTTTAAAGAATTAAGAGAATCTTTAAAAACACCATTGATAAATAAATCTAACGAACTATCATCTGTGTATTTTGAAGCTTTTTCCCAATCGGAAGAATCATAAGAACCGCTTGCTCTGGCAACTTTACATCTCATCAAATCACCATTAGAGCCTTGTGTCCATAAGTCCCCAATATCGTAAGGCGGTTCTGGCTGAACTACGAATACTCTACGCTTATGATCTGCTGTGTCCTGTGCTTTTTCTGCGGCGGCAAGTGCTAACGTTATATCGGTATCTTGTACCAATTGCCATTTCCAAGTTGCCCCATCTTGCATAAAACGGTACGCATATCCCTTGGATTTCCAGTAAAATAAGTCACCCTCATGTTTCTTTCGTTCTTCGTTTGTAGTCCATCCAGAAGCCGGGATATTCTGTAAGGTTGGTTCATAGTCATAAAAAAAAGTCTCAATCTGTCCATCGATTTGAGACTGTAAATTATTAATATCAGTTGTGTATGTATTGCTTATAAAATTATTTACTTCTGTTTCTGCTTTTTCCTTTGCAATTGCATTAACATCTTTTCCCTTGATTTGTACTGAGTCTGCATTAATAACAACCCTTCCTGTTGTTACATCAACCAGGAAAGTTGTATTTCCGTCTTTGTCAATTGCCTTAATAGTTCCTGTGTTAATCCAGTCAGCATTAACACCTGTAGCAGTAAGGATTCTGGCAATCACATCACCATCTACTGTCATGCCACCATTCCAATGTTGTCCACCATCTGTAGATACAGCCCACGCTTCCGCAGTCATTTTCCATATAATGTCAGAATCGGATAACTGCGGCTTATTATGAAGATAATAGATGTTGCTTCTGTCCGGCTGTGTTTCTACTGTCGTGTATGTTCCAGAAGATTCAGCAAGGCGCTGTGATAATTCTTCCAGTGCTTTTTCCCTGGCGGTACGTTCATCTCTTAAATTCTTATTATTTTCTGCCTGTATTTGTTGATTAAGACTATATTGTTTCTGCTTATTCCTGGATGCACTCTTAGCACTGCATTCAAGTTGCTCAAATGCGCCTGGATTCAAAGTAACAGAAGTTAGGAAGCTCTTGTACTGTTTTCCGTTTCTATCGGAAATCGCAATGGTGTCACCAGCTTCCCATGCAATATTTGTTAAAGCACCAGTAGAAAACGGTCTGAATTTCATTCCAACACATCTGTCTGAAATAATCTTGCAGATTGCTTCTCCTGTTCCCTCTTGAATTAGCTTATTATCACTTATTTCGATAACGTAGCCAGATTTCCCCGACTGATATGTTTTCGCTTCATTTTGAGAAGAATTTTCAACGTATTCTGTAACTTTTATACCTGTTATTTCAAGATCATACAGCCACGGAGTAAATCCGTTTGTTTGAATTGCTGTAATCCCAGTCTGCATGATAGTAATGATTTGTTCACCAGTGGTATCTAATATGTCGTTACCTTCTACATCTTTCCATGGAGTTTCCACCAAATCATAAAAATTATCCGGGACTTCACGTTCGTACCATCCAAAGCATAAGCGACCATATTCGTCACATTTCGCCCACTGGCAGCCCATCTGCGCTACCCATGCAATTACCTGTCGGAAAGTAATGCTACTATCATCTGGTCGATTCTGAATCACAAAATCATCATTATCAAACCTTGTAGATTGAAGTGTTACTCCGCACACCTCGCAAGCATCCTGGATGATTTGTAATCTTGTTGCCGGATAAGTCAGTTTACTTTCTGAATAATCGCGATCAAATAATCGCATTGAATCTTCGCAGGTTAGGCTGATAATTGCAGTGCTTTGATATGGAGCATCTGTTACCGTCATAGTACAGATACGGATTTTTTCAATGCCAGTAGATAATTCAAGCCCAATATAGCAAACAACTCTTGCTCCGTCCCAGATGTAATCTGTGTACTTTCCAGAAAAGTTGTTGATCTGCAGTGTCAACTTATTTACGATAGCTGCGCCGATATCAAAAGAACCGCTTTGCGATACTGCATCCTCAAAATTGAAGCCATTAGACCACAAGTCCTTGTCGGTAATGGATAATGTGCTTCCGTCCGTAAAGGTAAAATCTGCATATTTCAGATAGTTACGATTCCCACTATTCTGTTGTTCTTTAAATTCCGTTGATAAATTTCGCATATCTTACCTCTCGATAAAATCAAAACTAAGTCCTTCCATGCGCTCATTGCCAACCCACCAGCACTTAAAAGGGGATTCCCTGTCACCAACATAAAATGTTCTGGTTTCGTGCTTGTTTGCAGATAACAAGTCTGGATATGTGACCTGTATGTACTCTGGGTTTACCGCCTGTATAATTTTGCAAGCAGTGTCCCAATCTGGGCCATTCCAACCTACAGACAGTTTCCGTTTCTGTCCAACTCTGTTTTTATGCATGGTCGTATCGTCTGTTCTGCCGGATTCTGATGCCGATATATCCTGTAATCCCCATGTGAAAGAAGAAGGACAGGGCATTGCTACCCCATCCACTTTTAAAAATACTTCTGCCATATGCTAACCCTCATGTATTTTTACACACGAAAAAAGCGCCTACCCCGAAAGGTAAACGCTTTAAAAATTGCTTATTATGATTTTATATTATAACATACGGTAAAAGTATCATTCAGTATATTATGGTATCATTTCAATAATCTTTTCACATATGCATAAACAACTTTCAGCCAGTGGCTATTATCGCAATTCTGTACGAGATTAATAATCTCTGTCTTATAGTAATTCATTCTACAATTCCTCCAAACACTCTAATCAATTTCTGTTTACGGTTATACTTCAAAATCTCGGAAATCTGCCCCATCATATCATCCATTGTCATGTTGCTCTTCATGCTGTTGCAACGCTTACACGCAAGTTGCAGATTCTTAATATCATTGGTACCGCCCCTGGACAACGGAGTAATGTGGTCGATTGTCATTTTCTTGAATTTGACAGGCTTACCGCATATCGCACATTTTCCGTTGCACTTGGCGTACACGCTCTTTTTCTGAAAGTCATTGAACTGGATTCTATTTGCCATAATATCACGCTTCCCCGATTAACTGTTTGGTAAAGAGATACATTCCCTTTAATTTTGACAGGTCTTTCAAATTGATAAGATTTTCAATGATTCTCTGTCTGTACATATACTCATCCAGAAGCACTAAGCACTCGTTGTTATCTGCGTTCAGTTCGTCGATTGTTTTCTGTAATTCAGCCTTTGTCATTTTATTTTCCTCCTGTGTATCCCTGTAAAAATCTAATTATGCGATTTCTACTCTGTATGCAATCATCATTTCTTTAATCACGCTAACGTAAATATCTTTCAGCCGCTTATTCTGCATAATCACGGACAGTTTGTTGATCTGGTTGGTCTGTGCCTTGGTGCATCCTCTTTCCTCGGCTCTGGAAATCGCATTTCTAAGTTGCTGATCCAATCGGCAACCAGCTCTATCTGATAATCTGCGGTAGCTTTCGTTTCTGGCGGCGGCATATTTATTTCCGAATGAGTAAGAGAAATCGTCACTCTCGGCAATCTTTGAAATACATCTGTTTACCCACTTCTCTGTGCCAACATCGGAATCTGTTCCCTTAAAGGTATCAATGATGGTTTTCATGTTCTTCTCTTGTTGGTCGGCACGTTCCGCAAGTTTCTTCTGTTCCAGTTCAGTCTTGGCTACCTGTTGAAAAATCTGATTAAACATTTGCAGTTCCGGGGACAATTGATTAATGTTGATTGCTGTCTGCTTGTATTTCTCTTCCACTTGGATGAAATACTTGCGAACCTGTTTTCCTTTGTCGTTGCGTTCAAGCATTGCCATTTCTTTGGCAGTGTCAAGTTTGATGAGGTATTCAATCGTGTGTTTACTGCCTGTTACCTGCTCCTCAATTTTGGGGAGCAGGTCAAAATCTTCTTTTTCCTCGGCATCACACTCTGATAATCTTCTCTTTACCCATGTGGAAAAATCTGTCTTGACTGCTAAACTTTTATGCAAGTCTTTTCCGTACACAACTTTAATTCCTTTTTCGGTTTCATACACAGGAACTAATTCATTTTCAATAATCTTCAAATCTGCCATAAAAAATCTCCTTTCGGTGTTTACAATTACACCGAAGGGAGATATAATAACAATATCAACCACTTCGGTGTGTTGAGTGCTTAAAGGGTTCCGACTTTTCCAGGGTGCGGGAATCCTTTTTTATTTGTTTGCTTTTAACATATTCTTGATTTCGATAATTTCCTGTAAGATTTTATCCTCTTTGTCTGCACGAATATCTCCATCAATTAATCTGCGAATATAATCGTTTTTACTCACCCCCATTTCTTTTGCTTTCTCACCGACAAAATCAAGCTGTTCTTTTGTCAGTCTTAACGTAAATGTTTTAATACTCATTAGTAGCATTTCTCCTTTCTTGAAGTCATATTGACTTCTTTCTTATAATATACCATGAAGTCATTTAGAAGTCAATAACATTTTCTATTTTTTTAGAAAACGTATCAATCAAGGTTCTCGTCATTATGACGAACACCTTTTCGCTAAAATTTTAGCAGAATTGGCTTCCACAAAATAATGGAGCCGAAATTTCGGCGGCTTATTCACTGTCGAATTTTCGACAGTGTGCGTCTCGTCTTTTAGGAAGAGTCGCAGTTAGCCGAAGTAAAATTGACTTTGGTGATTGAAGTATCCACTTTTCCGCATGAATGCGGAGTCACTAGCCATTGTGGCGAACCTAGGACAAATTGTCCGAAATGCTAACCGTCATCAAATTGATGATAGTTCAAAATATCAATCATAGAAATAGGGTGCATCAAATTAGAAGCACCCCTATTAAAAATAAAAGGTGTCGAAATTTCTACGCCTTTTCGCCATGTATGGCTAAAACCCATATAAGCTGCTCAAATTTGTGCACCTTGTATGAATAAACAGTTTGCCATAGTAACGAAAGGTCAATTTGTCCGTTCGCTTCTCATGGCGAAAAACAGCTCCATAAATTTGTGGAACAGCTATTAACCATCTTGCAATTCACGACAGTTTTTTACTGACGATTCGTCATTTTGATGAATCGTTATTTTTTTCAAATTTCCTATTCCACTATTCATTTTGGAGTGGTAAAATATGTATATCATACTAAAGAGGGGGATTTTACATGAAAAGAAAATTTGTTATGGTTTTGGCTTTAACATCCATTTTTTCAAGTGTTACGCCTGTGTTCGCTAAAACAGATAAAGAAATTCTTTTTAGGGATATTCCATGGGGAACTTCTTTCTCAGATACAAAGGATTTGTTTCCAGATCAGTGCCTTTATGGCATGCAATTAGATGGGATAAATGCAATGAGTACAAAAGAAATATTAACTGGCATGTCTGACGATTCCAATGTTTATGATGGTAAAATTTGCCTTTATGCTCAGCCATTAGATATTGCAGATGTAGATGTAGCTGGATATTCTACTCCTTACTTGAATTTTTACTATTCTTATAGCATTAATGAAAATAAAATAGATTTTGATGATAGTAACACTTTGTTATATGGTGCACAATATGAATTTGAACCGCAAGATATAGACTCTATGTATTCTGATTTACTTGAAAAACTTTCATCTGTCTATGGTAATCCTGATAAAACAGAGAGCGATACTACTCAATGGGGAATAAAAAATATTTATACATGGTGGTATGGTGCTAACAATACTTCTTTAGTTCTTCGGGCATCTGATTTATCAGATTATGATGATGATTTAGAAAATAACAAAATATATATTTCTTATGCCTGGCAAAAAGGAGATGAATTATTAAAAACTGCCGATGATACAATCAGTCAATCGAATAGTGATACCGAAGCAAGTGTATACGGAAATGGTTCCACCAACGGATTATAAAAGGCTAGGGATTTCTCCCTAGCCTAATTCCTATTTACCATTCTGGCGCTGGCATATCACGAACATCATATGACATATTCACGTATACTTCATAACGATCTGGAATTATTGTATTATAATTTAAATCAGTTGGAAAATATGATTGTAAGTAATCAACACTTCCTTTTCTTTGAACATTAGCAAACAAACCATCGTCACATCCAATTATTCTATTATTTTTATAGTATACAACTGCCATATGGGTTCCACGATTGTTTTTTCCGTTATTCTTAACTGTTAAAACAACACCCTCTGTTCCTAAATTTGATGTATACGTAATATTCTTTGCATTAAAATCAAAATATGATACATTTTCTGTTTTTAAATTAATTTTTACAGAATCCCATTGACTTCCATAATTTGTCATTAATGTAGCATACTTCATCCCTGGCTCAATTACACACGTATCATACTGATTACTTACTGAAACTATTTGTCCATTCAAGCAAAAAGCACAACTAATATCAACAGAAACCGCATAATTGTAATTATTTTTAAGAATTATAACTTCTCCCCTTGGCGTTGCTTCTGCGTGATACGTTACATTGTTTTTGGAGGCATTCGTATTTCCGCTAAATCCACCATTAGAAGCCTTTTTCACAGTAACCTTACAGGTGAATTTCTTTCCAAGAATGGTTGCTGTAATATTGGCTGTTCCTGCCTTTTTCGCAGTAATTTTTCCATTTTTTACGGTCGCAACGCTTTTCTTTGAGGATTTCCATTTTACAGTCTGCTTAGTTCCTTTTACTTTTATGGTACTTGTCTTTCCAACTTTTAAAGTAAGGCTTTTCTTGCTAAGTTTTGGAGATTCCACAGTTACTTTGCAGGTATACTTCTTTTTACCTACTTTTGCAGTGATTGTAGCAGAACCCGATTTCTTGGCTGTTACTTTTCCAGAACCACTTACCGTTGCCACAGATTTCTTGCTGGAAGTCCATTTTGTCTTTCCTTTTGTTCCAGACAATTTCAGTTTCAAGGTTTGTCCAGTAAGTAACGTTGTCTTATTCTTACTAATCTTCCCTGCCGCAGATACTGGAACTGCCATACAGACAATCAATAACATGACTGCCAGAACCGATAGTAACTTTTTCGCTTTCTTCATACATACGTACCTCCCAATAATTGATACCCATATTGTACCACCTTTGGACGTATTCTGGAAGCCCTATTTCGCTTTTCTATCAATTTCCGCAGTTACGGCAAACAAAAGAGCTTCGGCAAATTTTGCGCCAACCGAATCGGAGTATTTATCGTGAATCCGGCTTGCTTCCATGGTGAGATTTTCCCACTGTGGAATATCGTCTTTTGAGATAAAAGCATACTTCTTGTGGAGATTCCATATATCTTGCCAGATGGAAAAGTAAGTCTGTTTAAAGTCCATCAGCGTAAAGAACCCCATGATATTTCTCGAACCTATGCTCTTGCTTTATTTCTGGGTATTTGTTCCAATCTACCTTGCTATAAAACATCTTTGTTGGCCTGGCAAATAGTTCCTTACCGCCATACAAAGCTCTGTATACTACCAAATCTTCCCCTGTTTCTGTATGTCTGGCATATCCGATAAACTTATACAAATACTCGTTGTTGCGTGGCTCCTTGATGGTTTCTCTCTTAAAGTGCTGTACAATGTCTCCTGGCTCAAATAATGGTCTGTTCATTATGTTTTCATATCTCCTTTTCGTTAATACCACTTCTCTTTCAGCTGATTAATCGGTGTTCCGGCAACTCCGGCACTTTCTCCGCTGTCTGTTGTCTTGAAGTATGCACCCGGAATTTGAGGATACATAAACTCAAACATCAAATAATTAGCTGCATCGCAAAGATATTCTGTGTTTCCTGTCTCACGATACTTTTTGATGCACATATCGTGGGATTCCAAGGCGTTTACCAACTTCTCCCCGAAGTTATCCTTTGCTGTACCATATTTGTAAAAACTTACCTCAACCCTATTCTGGCGTAATTCATCGAAACGGTCTGAATATTCTGTCGGAAGTTCTGTTCCTATTTGACTCATATGTTTTAATTCTCCACAATTAATTAATTTCTTTGTTCAAATTTCAATTTTCTTGGCTTATTCCTATATTTTATCTGGTGAGAGATTTTGAAACGGATTTGATTATTTTATCATGTCAATTAATTACCCTCATATGTCTCATAATCAATCGCTCCAAGATCACCGTACACATCTGGATAATAAATTCCAACCCAGAAGTTATCCTCCATTGCTTTGTAGTAAGTTACTTTTACATTCCATCTCTGTACCTCGTCAATAATTTCTTTGTTGAGAAGTCCGAATTGATCTCGGCAAGCTTCACTTTCCAGTTTGTAAGTCAATGCTTTGTATTTCTCGGCATTTGCCTGTCTGGTGGCGGTAATATTAGTTTGAGTGAGAAGTAAAATCAATCCAGCTACCAGGAACCATATTGCACTGATAAAGGAAATTACCACTCCAAAAGACAATATAAATCCACTCACACTTGAATACTCATATTCGTAGCTTAAAGATTCGCCTATTCTATTTGCAATCAGAATAACAACGCCGACCGCAAAAATGATTATTGATAGCCAAAATATCATAATGTTTCCTCCCTGTCCCATTCTGCGTCAGATTTATCTGACATAATAATATCGTTAGATATTATTCAAAATATAATTCTTTCTCTTTTTCTTAATCTAAATCTATATCTTAATCTAATTCTTATTCTATTTCTTATTCTATACCGTTACTGTAACGTTACTGTAATGTTACAACTTATTTTTTAAATAAAAGTTCCAATAATTTGTTAGCATTAAACAAAATAAAGTTACAAATTAAAAATATTTTCTCTATTATGACGAGTTTTAAAGATTCTTACACGTAAATAAAATCATTATTTAACGCTTATTTTTTCTTATTTGATGAAAAATAAGAAATTATTTTACCGTAAATTAAAACTTGTTTTTCCTTATTTACTCCTTATTTAATGCTTATTTGCTATCATTAATAGTAAAATAAGGTCTTATTTGAGCTATTTGCTTTTCAGATAAAGCCTTATTTTACCAAAATTATTCATTCAAACAAACTAAATATATCTTTACAAAATTCCTCATAATCGGTATTCCCGACCAGTGGCATTTTATTTCTCAGCTTTTCCATGGCTTTAAAAAACTTGCCTTGATCTTTGTTCCAGATTTTACAGGAAACAAGAAGATACTTCTCTTCTGTATGTCCATATTCTTTTCCAAAATTTACCCGAATTTTCTCATTCTTAAAAAGTTGGTCTGCCAGATACTCTTCTGTATCTGCAAAAATGTATTCACTGCGGAATAAATGCTTTTGGATTAAGATGTAATTTTTATATGACATGATATTTCTCCCCGTGAAAAAAGGTTCCATTTTAAATCGAGCCTTATGCAGCAATTTTATTAATACTTTTATTCAGAATAAATTCTTTAATTTCGTTATATCCCCAGCCATATCCAACCAATGCACTTACAAGCATTTCGGCGTTCTGAACTTTCATCAAATCTTCTTCTGAAAAATAATCTCTCATACTTTCTTTTTTTGTGATTCCGAATTCCTCTCTCAGTTGCTTGGCGTTTTTGCCAAATATGGACTTGTAAATAACGTCCGTATATGTAGAATAGGCGTGTCCGTGCATTCTTTCGTTTTCAGAAGATTGCTGAATTGCCTTTGTCAATGCCTGTCTTACTGCTATGCCTTTGGCTCTTTCAAGTTCTGTACGCCGATTGGATTCTGCAAGCTTTTTCAAGACTTGCTCGCATCCTATAAAATATTTTCGTGCTTCTTCACCACGCTCACTTTTTGAAGCCATTGAAATTCTCTTTGCCAAAGATGCGCTGATTTTGTAATCTTCTGATGGTCTTCCACCTAATTTAGAGGTTTTCGCCGTGCAAGGCGAATACTCTTCTTTTTCAGCGTATGGATTTTCTGTGATATTATCTTTAATCCACCTAGCATAATGAGTTGGATTTAACTCTAACCAATTATATAAACTTTTGGCTGTAGTGAATCCTTGATCGTCTATGTGAAGTGCAATCTCGATAGGCGTCTGTTCGTTTGTTACTAAAACTTCATTTCCCATTCTCCATTCCTCCTTATATTGATGGATAAAATAAAAAAGAGCCGCCAAGTAAGATAAAAATTCCTCAAAATCGAGAAATATTAATTTCTTCTTAGCGGCTCAAAAATCAAGACCGTGTGTACTTCTTCATTAAAGAAATTATACCACACAATCAGTCAAAAATCAATATGCCGGGGACGGTTTGAAACGGCTATCCGTATCACTCTGGGCTTTTGACACTGCCTTTGCAATCTCACTTCCATCCAGAATAATGCTGTTCATAATGTACTGCGGATTCTTATTTCCGCTGTTCATGCTCATTGCCATTGCAACTCCCTGTGCTACTGCTTTTGCCATTTCTTCTTTTGTAAGTCCCATACTTCCGTCTGAACTGGAAACAATGCTGTCTGCGATCTTCTTCATGGTTCGCGGATTTTCCAGCGGAAGAACGGCTTCGGAACCGGCTTCACCGATACCAATTACCTGTGCGCCGTTAAAAAGACCACCTTTGGCGTACCAATTAGGCTTGTAAACTGGTGTAGAACTGGTTCTTCCACCGCCAAGATCATGTTTTCTCCACTCTGAAATATAATAAGTCAGAGTTGGTAAATGTACTTGTTTCATGCCGTCAGCGAATGATTGAGCAGTTTCCCGACCAATTGATGTAAGATTAACATTAAATAGCCTTTTAATTTTATCCGAAATCCCAGACAAATTGGTTTCTGTATAAGATTTCATTTTCCCAGTTTCCGTGTCAACTTTACCAGAAGCCTTTTCCCAAATCTGGTTTGTATTGATTAGAACGGAAGACCAATAACTTTGAATGGTTGTCATAACCTTACCCATTACATCTTTTGTATCGGTGTCCATGGTTCCGAGGGCTGTCGATACTGCATTTGCAGAATTTCCCCAGTTTGTTTTAGAGTTGGTTTCAACATCATCATTCGTGTTCTTTATCTTCGACCAAATGGAAGGCATTGTGCTTTCTGTGCTTTTTTTCATTCCAGCCATTGCCGTGCTTACGGCGGTATTGGCGAGACCAAAGCCAGTTTTTGTCTTGGATGATACGGAGCTAGAAGCATTTGCAACAGCGGTAGTAATACCTCCAACTGCTGTTTTCACAGATGTATTCATTCCATCGAAAGAATTCTTTGCACTTGTTTCCATTGTGACAACTGCATCTGGAAAATCTTTTCTGAGTTTTTCATCTAATTCATCTAACGGAACGCCAGCATTTTTTAATGACGTATAAACTGCGTCTAGCGCTTCTTCTGTATTAGCATATGTTCTTCCAGATATTGCACTATCAAGAGCATCTTTAGCAGTTAAGTAGTCTTCACTAAATTGATCAGAGCTAAGACTTAAAAGATAAAGTTCGTCTTTCAAATCAGATATACTGATTTTGGTTGTGTCAAATTTTCCAGCTGATTCAGATACACCATCTCCAAGGGCTACAGCTTTATCAGTCATATCTTCCAAAAATCCAGTTGATACACCCGCCTGTGCGCCGTATTTTTCGAGAATTTTTCTTGCATCTTCGGTTGATACGCCAAATTCTCCAAGTTTCTGAATGAAACTATCGTACATTTCAGAATTTGATTTTCCGGCACTTTCATCTGCTTCAATTAACTTCCAAAGCTCTTCTGCTTGATCTTGCGTTATCTTATGAGCACTTTCCATCTCGCCTGTATAATCATGGAGATAACCACCTGTTTGTGATAGAATTCCATTTCCACCTTGCGCAGCTTCTGTAATACTTGCAATTCCTCTTGCGAGTTTAACGGATAATGCCGTTGCGACAAATACAATCCCAGCGGTTCCAAATATAGTACCAAGCGTTGAAGAAAATGAAGATAATCCACCTGTAGCCGCCGTTTCCGCTGCTCCACCAATATCACCGATGATAGTAGGAAGAGAAGATGCGGTATCAAGTGGGAAATTTAAAAGTTTTGAAGCTAATGAACCGATTCCACTTGCAAAGGAAAAGATTTTGGTGGCAATATCCTTGGCTATTTTGATTGCAAACAATGTTCCGAATGCAGCACCAACTTGTTTTATAAATTCTGGATCAACTCCACTTAATTTTTCAGCCAGCCAATTAATAGCATTTGCAATACCATTAATTAAGTCCGCTCCGATATTAATTATTCCTTCAAGTCCGGTAATCAACGCATCTGCAAATCCCTCTGCGAATGGTTGGAATGCAGACCATAAATTTCCAAGAGCAGTTCCAACAGCATTCCAATCAACCTTATCAATAAAATTCTGTATTGAGGTTTTTACACGGTCAATGCTACTCCAAATCCACTCCCAGTCAACATCAATAACTCCGAAATTATCAAGTGCAAGTACGATTCCACTGATGCCAAGTGCCATTGCTGCATAAGGATGTTTTGCCAATAAAGCAAGTCCTTTTCCTAATGGGCTGTCTTTTCCGATGATTCCACCAATAAAGGTTAATCCTTTGAATCCAAGGATTGCAATGGAGATTTGTCCAAGTCCTTTTCCAATTGCCTGTGCAGTTTCCGGGCTGATATTCTTTATTGCATCGGCAATTGAGTTCAAGCCTCCAGGAAGCGTTGTATTGATGAAATTTTCTCCAACATCGAGCAAATCTTTGAAGAAGTCAACAATTCCCTGTCCAACATTTTGTGCAAATGGCGCAAGTGCATCCCAGAAGTTTTTCAATGCCGAATTAAGTTCGTCCCAGTGAATGTTGTTTCCGAAATTTGTTAATGCGTCAACAAGTTCCGGGATTGCACTATTCATTGTCCATGTACCTACCGGCACTAAGAATTTCTCATAGAAATCCATGAGACCAGTCCAAACAAATTTTGTTGGCTTTTGAAGCATTGTAAAGAAACTGGAAAGCGAGCTATTCAGTTTACCCCAATTGATTTTATTCAGTAAATCATTCGTAATATTAAAGAACCGTGGAAGCCCGGAATTATCAGATAACATCCATAATCCAATTGGTTTCAGATAATTATTCCACAAATCTTTCAGAGCTGTAATAGAGAAGTTTCCAAGCTTGCTAAGACCTTCACTGTACAGTTTCTTGATTGATTCTGTGGTTGGTTTAGCTGCTTTACGAATTTTCTTAAATACAGCTACAATCTGATCAGCGGTATCATTTGCCTTATTATTCATTTCTTCAAAAGCTTTATCCCATGCAGCTTGATACTCTGATAGGGCTTTATCTAATGCAGCATCCAATTCTGGAAGGTGTGTACTCCCACCGCCTCCACTTCCGGAAGAACTGGAAGAATTGCTAACTTTTGCATCATTTAATTGATTTAATTCATCAAATGAAAGCACAGAAAGACTTTTTTGTAATTTCTTCGCATTGTCATTTGTTTTGTCAAGCCCGGAAGCTGCATCTTCTGTACTATCTGCAATACTTCCCATATCAACTGCGGCACTTCCTGTTGAGGCAACATAGTCGGACATTTTGATGCCTAAAAGTCTTCCAATCCACGAAAAAGCTCTCTGAATTGCAATAACAAAGGCGTTCATATATGGAAGAATCTTTGAGATAATTGGAATGAATAATGAACCGATAGTTCTTGAAAGTGCCGAAAAATTAGATTGCAGTAATCTTAATTGGTTTGCCGGCTGATTTATCGTATTAGCCAGGTCACCCCATGCATACTTTGAACTATTCAAGATTGTTATAGTTCTCAGAATAGCCTTGTCCGATTGACTTAAACTTGATACAGTAGCGTCAATTCCAAGATTATAAAGTTCCTGTTGTAAATTTGCCACACGGATATTAATGCCGTACTTGTCAAGAGCCCGGCTCATTCCGGCTATTCCGGATGCCATATCATTCCATACATTGTTGAACTCAAGGTTCTTTACAGAAGCAAGGTCTGCCCCGATTTCAGTCAAAGCCTTCGAAACCTTTGTTGACGCATCTGCTGTTGCTCCCATAGATGATGCCATCTGAGCATAGGTAGCTTGATAGTTCATCGTTTGGTTCGGATCAAGTCCGAGGCTCGTGCCTTTTGTTCTAGTCAGATTACCTGCATCTGATACTTCAAATCCAGTCATTTTTTTTGTCAGTTCTTTTGCACGTTTTTCAAAAGAACCCACATATTCCTCTGCGGATTTTACTCCTGCATTCTTCCACTTGCTCACGTCCAATCCGTCTGTAACTTGTTCGAACGCAGAATTGAAATAGTTCAATGTTTCAACATAATCAGATGCAGACTTTACAGAATTCCAAAGTGCTTTAATTCCTCTTGTCACAGTAAAGAATTTTGCATATAATCCAGCAAGCTGTGAAGTTAATGAGCCAGTCTTTCTTGTGGTTACAGTTGCGGTATTTCCAAAATTAGCTAGTGCAGAGCTTGCAGAGCCAATCATGGAAGATAATTTTCTTCCTGCATTTCCAAGCACATTTGCGGCATTTGATAATCTCGAAAATGAATTCGTAAGAGAATTTGTGGCTTTATTTATTTTCCCACTTGCAGTAGCTAACTGTGCCAAAGCTTCTGTCATTCTTACTGTGTTTTCGCTGATTTTTGGTGCGGTTCTCATTACATTGAAGAATGACAATACTTCATTTGCTAGTGTTCCAAGTTGTCCAGAAGATTGAGAAATTTTACCGCCGGCACTTGCCAACTGTGCAATTGACTGAACAAACCTATTTACGGAATCTGAAATTCCATCAACACCAATAAAGCTTTCTGTGATAAATTTCAAGCTACTTCCCAATGCAGGTAATTCAGTCGATACATTTGCAATATATTCGCCGGAATTGGCTAGTCTAGCCATTGAATTAACAAAACGATTAACACTTGCAGATACATCCGGTATTGCCGATAATCCAGATAACTGAGTGATTATCTCGCCAAGTTTCATAGAATTAAAATTACTAATATCTACCTGGCTAAATCTGCTAATGGAATTAATGATTGCGTTCAAACCGGAAGCTTTATAATTAACATTTCCCATGGCTCTTAAAGAATCTGAAAACTGTTTCATTCCATCGGCAATGCTTGTCATCTGTCCTGCATCAATTTCTTTAAGTTTTCCGGTAACTACATCTTTAATTCCTGTAGTATCTACATCCAGAGTGACTTTTACAGCGTTATATTTCAGTTCAGCAACTTTATTGATTGCCTTCTGAATATCCATTGTTATCTTATCCGTATTGATTTTTACATCAATAGGGAGCTGACCGTCCGTACCTTTTAATGCGTCATTAAGTCTTGTTTTTACCTGTTCAGCGAGCTGCTGAGTGGAATCGACAGCCATTCCCCACACTTTGTCCGATGCTTTTGAAGCGTTTTCTCCATAAAGCGATTCTATTGATACTGGCTTTATTGATTCTCTAACTTTTTTGATATTTTCAAGTATGGTAATCAGCTGATCTGCTGCATTTATAGTATCTCTTGGTACAAGAGTTGGGAATCTATCTGCTAATTCTTGCCAGGATTTGTCAAGTGTAATGCCTTTGGTTGCATCTGTAACAACCTTATTCAGATTGTTTTTCAGAATCTCAGAAAATTCGCCTTTACCAAGGTCGGCTTTTAGCATATCGGAAACATAGATTTTCTTGTTTTTGAAGTAATTATTGAAATCAATCCATTCTTGTTCTGCTCCATCTAAGTAGCTTCCAAGATTAGCTTTTACTACACTTCCGCTTTTGAGAATCGTATTTCCAATTTCTTCAACAATGCTTCCAACATTTCCAGAGATTTCTTTTCCGTCAAAAGACTGTGCCATTTCCTTTGCAAGTTCGTTCATTTGAGAACGAACTTTTGAAGCAGCACCGCCTTTTAAGTTAAATGCTTCAATTAATTGCTTTGAAATGGAAGAGGTATCAATTTTAATATCACGTACTGTTTTATCAATGGCGTATTGCAGTTTTTGTGTTTGATCTCCACCCTTGATATCCAAATCAATACTAATCTTTTGATTCTGAAGATTGCTAAGGTTGATTTTACTAAGTGTGTTTAATTTTGAAATAGCACTATCAAGCCCAGAAGTACGGACATTTCCTAGAGAATTAAAGGCAGACGTAACCCTTCCAAGTTCCCTTGCATAACTACGTAATCCATTTGTATTAACTCCGCTTAATGCGGAATTAACTTTTGTGAGTTTATTTGAAAGATTAGTCAGCGCACGTACTGCTTTTTCTGTACTACTGCTAATTTGTATATCAAGGGTATCAATGGTATTGTCAGCCATTCTATTTATCCCTCCTTTTTTTTACAAAAAAATAAAGGGCAGACAAGACTTATTCATCCTGCCTGCCCTTTTCATGGTTAAGCTCAAAGTTCGCCTGCATGAGTTGCAAGCTTGCCAAAAGTGCGTTTCTCTGTTTTTTCTTTTCTTCTTCGGAAAGTATGCCTTCCTGTTTACGCTTTTCTTCCTCTGCTGATTCCAGTAAAGGTTTTTTCAGATACTCTGCTTTGGATTTTTTCCCCATTAAAGCATTTGCAACACCTGTGAATGTGGCTGATGTTTCATAAATTCCCGCTTGCCAAAGTTCAGCGTCTCTTCTCTTTTGCCGTATCTTTTCAGCTTCTAGATAAGGTTTTAATTCAGCTGGCGTAGAATCCATAAATTCTTCTTTAGATACACCAATAGAGAGGTATAAAGGAAGAATCTCTTGGTAAACAACTTCTCGAAAAGTTAATTTTTCTTTTTGTGATCCTGTGGAATCTTCGTTGCATTTTTCTCCAATGCCTGTGCTTTTGCTACTGCATTCAGAAGACCGGATAAAAAACCATTTTTCTCCAATTCTTTGTCGAGAAGTTTGTATAAATCAAATCCGCTTTTCGGATTTTCCTCAGTTCCTTCATCTTCGTAATCATCCAAAAGGTCACAGACTTTATTAAGAACAGCTTCTTTTTCAGAATCACTTTCATACCCAAACTCTTCCTTGTGCTTCTTTTGAAGTCCAGCAAGAAGCAGTTCCGGGAGAAGAGAAATCATCTTCTGAAGGCTTCTCTCTTTTCCATCTGTAATCCCCTGCACCTTGTCCAGCACATCTGTTTTTGTAAGAAGTCCGTATCCAAATACAACCTTATATTCTTTTCCATGTACATTAAAAGTTACCATTTTATAATCCTCCCATTAAAAACATCATTCTGATTTTGTAAGAGCAACCTTTGTTTCAAGTCCCTTGTAATCTGTGATAATAAGGGAAATGGACATTGTTGCAGCTTCATTCTGTCCAACTTCTGGAAGTGGAATCTCACGTCCGCACTCAGCTGTAACAAAGAATGCATCTGTCATATCCGGGAAAACAACCTCAAACCATGTTGCAAGTCCAGTTTCTTTTGCTGTCTTAGATGCACTATAAAGTTCCTTAATCTGCTTAACAGATTTATCTGGATCCATGATAAATTCGATTTCCCATGTACCGCCAGTATCCTGTCTACCAGCTGCATATTTTGTGATATAATCTTCCAATGCTGATACGTCAATCTGCTCTGTATCAAGTGAAATTCCACCAATAGAGCTTGCAAGCTCAAGTTGCTTAAAAGTTGTAGGCTTTACGCCTTTTTCGGTTTCAACTCCATAACCAAAAGTCACGCCTAATGTTGTTAAACGGCTCATTATTTCTCCTTTCTACCTTTAACTCTTTAAGGTCAGCAATTTTTTTCAAACAAAAAATCGGTAATATGCACGTAACCCTGTGCCGGGAGATAGCGGATCACCGCCTTTCTACTCTTCTTTTCCAGACTGCTTAATAAGCTGATTTACATAAGTGCTTAATCCGGCAACGATAACACCTTGTGTAATTGCGGTAAACAGTGCCATTGCAGCTTCCTGTGAACCGGAAACTGTAGATGTTGCAAAAACATAAAGACCGCAAATTAATACACCAAGGATTCCTAAAATCATTGGAATAAATTTGTCAGAAATATTTTCTGATTTTTTAATCATTACCCCGATAAAATAAAGAACTACAACGACAATAAGTAATTCTGGCTTTACATAACTTAAAATCTGATCCATAATCTCACCTCGCTTTCGTTTTAAGCATAAAAAAAGAACGTCTATGCGTTCATTGGTTTCAAAGTAATTTTCCTGTATATATCCGGCTGTATCGGCTTATAAGCTTTTTGATTCCACTGTCGCCAAAAAACATAGGCTCCGGTCCGTATGTGCGACGAAATCCCATGCTCACCATAGCTTTGTGACTTATCTTGTCCAATTCATACAATCTGGTTAATGCTTTGCTCCCAGATGTGAAGCAATTTACTTGAAATGATGGCATTGTTGCGCATTCATCTCCTTCAAGGTCACCTCTCGTAATTGGATTTCCGAGCATATAAAGCTGTGCATATGCTTTTTTGCCAGAAGCATTTGTCTCGCTCCCATCCATGGAATAATTGTCTGCGCCAGTAATCTTAGAAACAGCCGCTCCCCATTTTGAAAAAACTTCCAGTACAGGGGATTCTATTGTGTCTGGCATATCTGTCACCTCACAATAAAAAATGCGCCCACCTTTATAGTGAACGTATTGCATGTTATGCTACAATTTAACACTGTAATCATAACATAATTGGTTAGTATCATTCAGTATATTATGGTATCTTCTTTAAGAAGAGAATACCTCTTTGGCAATTTTGCGAACAGCAATAATAACGGCTTGTTCTGCGTGATACATAGGCATGTACGCTCTATTTCCATATGAATGGCGTGTTTCTCCACTTCTTTCGTCCGTATACCACCATCCATAAGGTGAAAACGCATGGGTTTGTCCGGGGTATGTACCTACTCCGTATTCAGAACCAGATGGCAGAGGGTAATTGTTTGAACCATATGTGATACCAGCTGAAAATTCAATGAATAACACTTTATCACCAGACAGCCTAACAGATGCACCTGTAATGTCACCGTTCTTATTATAGATTATCTCGGTGTAGTATGAACCTTTCTCTTCGTCCGGGATGGATTCCATTGTGGTCTGAATTACTTGTAATCCCTCTTCGCACAATCTCTTAACAAAAAGCTCGTTCTTTCTTTGTAAATCTTTCTGGTATGCCTTTAATTCATTAATTGCATTACGAATTGATTTCTGCGATAAGGTACACTTTATCGTCTTACCCATCTTCATTCCCTCTCTTGGAAATTCCGTATCTAGCAATATTGCCTTTTTGTGTGTCTAAAATCTTCTTTAGCGTGTAATCTGGCAATACTGTAAGTTCTCCATTTTCATTCAAAATAAGGCTTCCGTCCTCGCTTATTTGTGGGATTCTGTCTATCCAAAATATGTCCGCTTCCTGTGGATGAAAATTTCGATTAAAGCTTGTAATATACCTGTCATAATCCGGCACTATTCCGGCTGCGATTTCTTCCGGCGTTCCGGCTGTGGATGATACGGAAAAAGAGTATAAAATTGGTTTCTCATAAACTTTAATGCGGTCTAATCCTTTTGTTTTTTCAGTAATTCGTGACCAATATACTTTTTGCTTTTGACGGACTAATCCTCTCATATTTCCTCTCTTTCTTAAATTTGGTTACTTAACTAAAGCCCTCTTTAGTTAATTACCAGTAACCAAGTTCTTTTCCACGCTCAACAACAAGATTAGCAATTATATTGTAGCCTTTATCATTATAATGAACAGTATCATATAATAAAGATGGTGGTATTTTATCTTCTGAAATGGCTGTTGTATCTTCAACCGTTGGTGTAATTCCCGCATCAGATAAACCATATTCAATCATATATTTTCTTTGATTTATATAACGCCTACCAAAATGCATTGCCATATTTTTTTCTATCGTTTCAAACGTTTCGGTAACTGTACTAACTAAGTGATGGATTCCAATCACAATATATTTTTTGTTGATAGGACTCATATAGTCAATCATTGCTTCTATACATTCAATCAGTTCGGCTGAGGTAGTAAACCCACCATTAGTTCCAATCCATATAATGTTAATATTATCACGCATTGATTTCATTGCATAAGTAATTAAGGGAGTTGGGCGAGAAACAATTACGGACTCTCCATTTTCGGAACGAGAAAAATAATATTTTCCATTTTCATAGGTAAGTGTACCCTCTACTCCATTGATAGAACAGGGATTTATTTGTGCGGTCATAACATATTTACCTGTCGTTGGGTCTAATGCCGAACCACCTTGCAACAATATGCCAGTACTGCCACCATATATGTTAGTTAATTTAACTTCTACTTTACTTGCATTTGCAGGTATGGTAAATGGCTTTACAATATTTGGTAAACCACCTTGTCTTGAAGCTATGTTAATCGTATTTTCTCCGCCTACACCACAATTAATCACTTCTCTACCATCAAGTAAGCCATATAAAACATATGGGAATGCTTTAGAATATGAATCACCAACACCCACTCCACGAGTGAGTGAATCACCCCAACAATTTACAGTTTCTTTTCCATTTATTTTAGAAATATTTATAGTTTCTATTTTATTAACCACTAAGGGATATGTCTGTGTTGGAAATTCATTCAAATATAATTCAACACCATTCGATGGTATTGATATTTCAGTTGTGATATAAGTATTTGGCGATACACCCATTTTTGCTGAATTTATCACTTTACCGTTCGAATCACATATAGCATATAACAATGTGTTTACACTACCATGTGTTTGTGACAGTATTCTATATTTTTCTCCACTAATAACGATTTTGTGCATCACATAAGCGTTTGCGTTTTCATATGTCATAATTTCATTATTAGTATCAATATACGCAACTTTATTTTCTAATAAGTTGTAATCAGACGGCTCGACAGCAATTTCTTCCTTTTCTTTATTATACAATTCATTTGAATTGGCAACTATATCTTCCTTTAGCGAACCAATAGCTTCTCCCGTTGCTTTTGCTTCTGCAAGCCCACCTTCTATAGTCAATGTAGTGTCTGGCTGTGATACACTCTGGATGTCCTTAATAGCTTGTTCTTTTGCGGAATTTACATTTTGAACAGCTTCCGCAGATGTGTTTTTAGTAAGCTCCAAAAGCTGATTTATAACATCTTTTTCTTCCTGTCCTATCTGTGGTTGATCAATCTCGATACCCTCTAGCACTGGTACTTCCGCTATTGTGGTATTCCATTCAACACTAATATTTGAATCGGAATCCGTTTTAACAGCGCAAACAATAAAACGTACCGTTCCCATATACCTTGCTGCATTTCTTCCAATCAACCAAGAAAAAGTTACATTTTCGCCATCTACAGCTACATCATCACAAATGTATTGGTCTTTGATAGAAACATTAAAATCCACACTGCTTACGTTTTCAAAGTTAATTCTGACTGAAAATTTGGATAAATCAAGATTATCTCCTACAATTTTTGGACATGAAAATTTAATACGTTCTGCATTCTTGTCAGATTGCACCCCACCAACTACGATTGTAGAGGGCACGAAAATAGCCCTTGTCTTAGCGTCAATTGTGCATATATCGGATTCTTGAGAAAGCAAATTAACATCTTCTTTTGTGCTCATAAGTAAATCAAGTGCTGTTGCCATGTTCTACCCCCTCTGTGATACTTTAGTTTTACCAGTAGTTATAATGTATTTTCCGTTATCTTTTACGCCAGTGACAGATACCGAAAAATAATCCCAAGTAAGGGCTTCCGGCGGAATTTCACATTGATTGTTCTTCAGTATTACTGGGTATTCTTTTTCCATTCTCCAAAATGAAGCAGCTATTTTACATCCGTTCCACTCTTGAGAAAAGATAAACAATGCTTTAAGATATCCAGTCGTGCCCTTTACCAGCCCAGAGAAATCACACTTGGGATCTGGATAAATTCTTTGATTATTTACAATAAATCTTAATACTCTCATGCAATCATCCTTTCCATTCCAACAGGCGAAACGTATGTAAATTGATTTCCCAAAACATCTCTGGCTGTGCCAATAACAAACTGTCCGTAGTCTGCCAGAATATTGCATACAAATTCCTCTGCATCCACCCAATATCGTTTCTTAACCATGCGGTGAAGCTCTGGCAGTAAACCATAGCTGAACATTACGCAATGCCCTAACTCATGGATAAACACACGGTTAAGAAGTTCCCCATATAGATTATTTGCAATTGAAATTATCATTGTGGAATAATCCGATACAGCAAGTGTTCTCTGGCCTGTGCGGTCAATTAAAACATTATCATAAGGTGACACAAAGTGAACTCTCCATAAGTCCCCGTTCATATAGAATTGTTTTAGCATGGTTTCTCACCATCCTTTTTTGGCTTATGCTGTATAATCTTCGATAACGGTCTCAATGCCATATTCAATAGCACAAGTATTCTCAATCTTGCATCCTCTGGCTTCGTCCCATCCTTTAGCAAAGAACGCCACATCTGCTTCTGCCAGTAGTTTAAGGGATTCACCCAGATACCAAAGTGGTTTTGCGTCAACTGGTGCTGACTGGAAGAAAGAATCAATTACTTCTACAGGTTCACCAATCTGCTTCTCTGCGCTCTTAATCGCTTTTTCTCTTACTGCAAGAATTTCTTCGTCTGTCTTGCCCCTCATGGGCTGACTAATAAATAATTTCTTCATAATAATTCTCCTTTCAACAAAACTGCCCCTGCTACATTCCTGTAACAAGGGCAAAATTCATTTCATATTCAATTCATCTGCTGTATCAAACGAGTTAAGTCGGTTTTCATCGACTGTCTAAGAGTCGCATCTGCATCTGACCACATCTCTGTAAGATTACGGATAATGTCAGATGTGTACTCCTTCATGGAATCATCCATTTTTCTTTTGGATTCCGTGTCTTTGGAATCATGATAGTGCCTACGATTCTCATCGTATCTATCATAGGATTCGCCATATCTGGATTTCTTCCGATTCATGTCACCCATTTCCATATCACTACGGTCTGGATGATATCCCATGCGGTACATATTGTGCTCAAATTCTGGATTGTTTAAATACTCATCCATCCAGTCATCGTCTTCCATGTACAGATATGGTCTATAACCTTTTCTGGTTCCCCTACCTTTTGGAGCGAAACGCCCATTTGAATAGCGGTAACGGTCATATCCCATGCGTCCAAGATACTTTTCTTCCTGTTCGCATTCATCCATAGCTTCCACAATGCGATAATCTTTATCAGCGCAAATCGCACATTTTACTGCTTCCATGCAGTCTTTCAAATCGTCCCAATCTTGAGCACTGAGATTATCAAAGCCATGTGTTTTGGCTTTTTCCATAGCCCATTTTCCCATTTCCATTGCAACTTTATGCATTACAGTGCCCCCTTTCTAACAGCCTGTGTAACAGGTGCGTCTGTTGTTGGGGCTGTACCATTAATTGCAGTTAAATTATTACTCGGACTACAAGCCGGGTTTCCTAGCATCTTGAATACTCCGCCAGTTGCACTCGTAGCTACTCTGGTTGCATATTTTGTTCTGGTTCTTACGCCACACGCTGTAACCTGTGCACAGCAACGATTCTCTAGCGGATACAAAGTTGTTCCTGTTCCTATCTGAATCATTACTGGGGCGGTAATTGTGGTTGTATTTGGAATAGACTGTGCTAAAACAATGCAGTATTTTTCTCCATTATTGTAGCTTCCTTCCGGGATAGTAACCACAAGATTTCCACCTGTGAATGCAATCGCAGTAGACAGCACAAGGTGATTGCAAAGCTTACAAACATTCTTACATGCCATATCTTTTACCTCTCAATCAATAAGAGGTGAGCCGAAACCCACCTCTTAGAATTTAGTCAACCTCTAAGGGTGAGTTACTTAGCAACAACCATTACCATATGTGTTACATCCTGCGTACGCATATGGAGCCGGAACCTGGAATGCAGGAATCGGAGCCGGATTGATTGCATTGATTAACTGCTGTGTCTGAGAAGCCATTGCAGTTGTGAGCAATGCAGACTGGCGATCCTGGGAAGCAGCACGTTTCAGATCAGAATTCTCTGCCTGTAATGTTGCAATCTTATCCTGAGTTAAGAAATCTAACAGCGCTCTCGTGTTGCTGTTCTGATTTTCCAGAAGGTCTCTGGTGTTGTTGTTCATTGTGTTCTGCAATGCACAAGTGTTGGTAGCCAGGTTATAGTTGATACCCTGGATGGCTTCTCTGGTCTCGCAGCAACAACTTGCTAACTGAGACTGTAATGCATTGGTATTCTGCATACCAGCTACAGTATCAGCATTGATTGCCTGCTGAACGCCATTAAAACCTTGAAGCATTCCGACGTTCACGCCGTTGAAACCGCTCTGCATGGTATTGTTAAGCGCATATGTGCTATCACAAATGCCCTGCTGAATACCTCTGATACCATTCTGAATATCATTCAGAGCAAAGCCCTCGTTGATATCCGCTCTGGTAGCCCATCCTTGGAAACCTGCACCATTTGTACCGTTTCCACCATTGCCGCCCCAGCCGCCAAAGCCGCCGAAACCGCCCCAGCCGAAGATTGCGAAAATAAGGACAAGCCAGATAAGGGAAAAACCATCGCCGCCCCACATGTCATTTGCACGGTTATTAGAGCCTGTAGCGGCTGCAATGTCGCTAAGACTATAATTTGAACCATTCATCATGTTTTTAGTCTCCTTAAATTTTATTTACAATAGGAGACATCCGCGGCTGTCATCCCAAATTGTAGCGATTCTGAATCACCCAATTATGGGGAAGTTATTTCATCCCTAAAAATTTTTCTAAAATTCCTTCGGGAGAAAAATTCTTTTCTTTAAATATATTTTGCTGAACTTGATGCAACTGTTCTGTATCACCATGTTTGTACAAATCCAGAGCATTTTTTAATGTTGGATTGTTTCCAGCAAATTTACTCATATCGTTCATCATGTTATCAACACTTCCGAACCTTTGAGAAATCATTTGCTGAATTTTTTGTTTCATTATTGTATTTGGGTTGAAATTCATCTCTGATTACCTCCCTTCTGTGTCTTGGGCGGTTCAGATTGTATTGGCAATAATTCTTTAATTTCAGAAATCTCTGCGTGAACATCATCACGAAGTTGGTTAATCAGCGAAACAATATCAACTTGATTTGTGTTATTACTTTCTGGTTGTTCTCCTTCATTTACAAGTCTATAAGTGAAAATTCTACTTCTTCCATCTGCCTGTAATTGTTTTCGGTAAACTTCTGTACCGTCAGTTTTTGGATAATAGACAGGGTTCCCAGACATATCTACGTCTTTTGCCTTTACAGTATCAATGCCATCAACCATCTGTCCTTGCAACATGGGGATTTGTGGTACTTGTGGCATTTGTTGTATTGGTTGCTGAATCTGTGCCTGTCCGTATGGCATTGCCTGCTGATAACTATTCTGCAATTGTGCTAATCTATCTTGATACGGCTGTATTTGTTGAAATGGTTGCGCAAAATACGGATTACCATACTGCATATCTCAAACCTCCCTTGTTTTTATAACTATATTTTACAATAATAAGAGGTTGATTAACACGCCATGATAACGCCATAAATACGCCACATTTTATGAATACAAAGAAAAGCCCCGACAATACATCGGGGCAACTTTCATAATTTTCTTCTTTAATTTTCTGTTTATGCGGTCTACGGTTCTCGTGCTGTAGCCCATGATTTCTGAAGCTTCTGCAAGCGTTTTTTCTTCATAAACACGCAATCGGAATAACTCTTTTTCTCTGGAATCAAATCCAGCTTCACGCAAATAGAAGATTCTTTCATCTTCCGAAAAGTCTTTATAATCATCCATTCCACTGTCCTCCCTGTAGTGGAATCAATATTTACACCGGGAAAATGCCTTTTAGGGCAAAGCCTAAAACAATACCAATTATGCCAGTTATGATATAAGCAATTATTTTGTCCTGTAACTTTCCTGGTTTTTCCATGAGTGATTTTAAATTGTCGTTCATTTCGTCAACTGTATCCTTAATGTGTCCCAGATCGTTGTTGTATAAAGCAATTTTCTGTTCCAGCGCATTGATACGATTAAAAAAGCCTTCATCCCTTTTGGAATGCTTTTCTTTCATCTCATGGACGGCACTTTCCAATTCTTGCAAGCGGTGTTCGTTGATACACTCGTGTTCACATCCCATCGCTATTCCTTTCCATCACTCCCATTTTTTAAGATATTGCTTCTACCCACCTAATTTGAAGCACCCCTGCGATACGTGGGAGGATTGACGTATCACGCACACACCATCTTAGAATCCGATAAATGGAAAAACACCATGATTTACATAAATTTCAGTTTCGGAAGTCCAATTTCTGTTTACAGAAGATTCGGAATGTGATCCTTGAAACTCAGCTCCCTGCTTTACTAGAAAGAAAAGAGCCAAATCAAATATGCAGTCATAGCATTTCTCCATATCGGAATTTATTTTCTCATCACTGTAAGAGGAAGGATAATTCCTTTTCTTCTTAAATGAACGAATAGCCCTCTCTGCTGAAAGAGGAATCATCCTCGCTGTTTCTACATCATCTTCAAGATAATTTGTCAAATCTTCTATAAGCTGTTCGTCCATTTAATCACCTACCTTTGCTGAGATAAAATCTCTGATATTATTCCAGCCTTATTAGTTGCTGTCAGGGCATAGCCGTTATCACTTGCGAGTTGTCTTAACTGAGATACAGTCGTATTAGACAACTCGCTTTCTGTATACTTATGTGTTGATTCATCATAAGCACTTGCTACAGATGGTGACTGGCTGTTTTCATCGAGACTATGCCCGGTTATTCCCCCGCCTTGGTACCGATAACGATACCGCCGTTAGCTTTCGGTACAACCGGGATGAACATTCCAGAAGCTTTCGTCCATACTGCAACTGGATCTGGCGTAGCCCACATGGACATGGTAATAAAGGAACGGTTTTGCTGCTGAATGAACTGACGGTACTCTTTTTCCTCTGGTGTTGCGCCCCAAAGTCCAGTACCAAAAGAACCATCCTGGTTAGATTCATACAGGGTAAATACATCTTCTTTGAAATATCTACCTGTTTTAACAATGCCTTTGCTTCTGTAACGGAATTTTTCGTCACAGCGATCAATTGTAATTCCGTACTCCTGCATGAGAAGGTTCGCAAGCTCCTGTTTCGTCAGAAGACGTTTGTTTGCTGCACCAAGAACTGCGGTCTGCATTCCGGTGTTGTTTCTCATGTTGTTAATCATTTTAAGAGAGGTAATTGCCTTATTGACAACATAGCCGCCATCTTCTGCAAGCTGAACCATTTTCTGAATATCACCCATAATATCAGAATCTGGTTTAGACCAGTCTGTAATGGTAATTTTTAATTCAGACGGAACTCCAAAATCAATAGTCATGTCCACTTTGTTTTCTTTGATAACAAGTTTTCCAGTAGACAGTGCCTGTCCTTTCATAACTTTGGTTCTGGCAAGGACGGCCTCAAAAAGGTTTGTCGCGTCATCGAATACAAAGTCTGTAAGTTCCTCATTATCTGGTACACCGTTCTCGATAGCCTGTTGTAAGCTCTCGGACTGATTGAGCTTCCTTTTAATGAGAAGTTTCTCGGTCAACACCTTTTCAAAACCAGGTCTGGAACCGATTTCCGCTTCGGTGTCAAGGGCGTGTACAAATGCGATTTCCGGAAGCCGCTGTCCGCTCATAAGTCTGTAGTATTCAGCCTTCCAGTAATCTGTTTTTACATCCGGGAAAATGGTATCAAGGATTCCAGGTCTTTTAACAGAGAAATTCTGGGAGAAATTAAGTCTTTCTTCCTCGCTGATTGCTTCTAATACATTGTATGCCATTGCTTATTATCCTCCTTAAAATACAACTTCGGTTTCTTCTACAAACACAATTCCAAGTGCCTGTAATTCAGTTTTTGCAGTTGTGTCAACAGTTGCGGGAAGTCGGTCTTCCAGGACACGTCCGGCAACAATAACGGAAATTGGACGCTTCTCATCGTCTGTCATATCCACATCTTCAAACACAAGACCTTTTGCGCCGGTTGCGTTTGTTGGGTATACGGAACCTGCCTTAATAATTTTTCTGTCATTAACTGCAACTGCATTTGTCTGATCTGCTGTGTAAGTTTTGAGTACAAGTCCTACCTCAGATTCAAGGATATTCGGGGTAGATTCGTACTGCTTAATTTTCATGAAAGCCATGTTTTAAAATCTCCTTTTCTTAGAAATTAGCTGGTGCATTATCATCAGCCGGTTTTGCATCTGGGTTCATGCGTGCCGAATACTGTTTAGCGTACTCAGACGCTTTACTAGTTTTTTCCTGTTTGCCACCGCTACCACCTCCGGGATTCGGAGTATTTTCCAATGCTTCTTTCTCCCAAGCTGCTTTTGCGGTATCAAGTGCTGTTTTATTTGCTTCGGAAACTCCCTTAACAAAAGTTTCGACTTCTTTCATTGCATCTTCTGGTTTCTCATACGGTGCAGATGCGTATGCTTTAATAGCACTCGCGTATGTTTCGGTTGAAAGTCCTGCATTTGCGAACATAGAAGTAATTTCACTGGTAAGGGCTTTTTTGTTGGATTCTGCAAGCGCAGCTTTCAAATCAGCTAACTCCTTATCCACTGCTTCCTTTTCTTTCTTGCGTTCAGCTTCTAGCCGTTCTGCTTCGGTCATGTTCTGCTTTTTCAACTCTTCCAACTCTTTTTCCAGGGAATCTGCTTTTTCAGCTTTTTCCTTCAGAGAAACATTTTTGTCTTTCTCTTTCTTAGTTTCAGCAGAAATAGAATCAAGAAGCTTAGAAACCTGTTCCTCGGAAGGTTCTGCAACTCCCATACCGATAAGTGCCTGTTTTGCCTGTTCTCTTGTCATTGAAATCTCCTTTCTTCCAGTCCAATACGCTTTTTCAACACGGTTCGCTCCGCACATGGTCTGTACCCGATTTACGCTCACGGGCTGTTGCAATTTATTTGATTTTGGGTATTAAAAAAGAAGCCTTAGATTTCTCTAAAACTCCTTAAATAATCGAAATTTGGTTCATTCTTCGTTAGATGGAGAATTTGCCATTGGTTCTGTTTTGGACGGATTTTGAAACTTTCCGTCAAGTAATTGCTGTGCTTTCTGCATTTCCGCTTCCGGGTCTGCCAGTTCCGGGTAAATAGTTCCCAGATACGGTAAACTCATTTCGTAGACTTTCTGCGGATCACTGAAAAGACCACAAGTAATCAATGCAATAAGCGGATGAATTTTATTTTTGAACAGATAATCAAGCGCTTGTGCTTTTACAAGCATATTGTCTGTTGGGTTTCTGGTTATCTTCACATCGAAATCTCGTGTTGAGATATTAACATCATTTGATGTACCACGGATAATATTCAGAATAATTCTAGCAGATTCCTTTTCAGCTTCCTTGGTGAATGCTTCTACCAATTTTGCATCTCTTTCTGCGAAGTCCCATCCATTACGAAGGTATACAGCATTTCCTGTATCCCCTCCGCTATTGCTTTGGCGGTTTGGCATTGCTTCCACAATCAGCATGTTATTGTAGATATCATCCTTTGCAACCTGGCTCTCTGATTGATTCAATTCAGCGGTCATCAGTTCAACATCCGACTGACAGCCATTTCCAGTATCTTTTACAGAGATGGCACCAAGTTTTACCATTTTCAAAAACTCGTTTTCATCTACCTCGCAGTTCTTGAACTTCATAAAGGCTTGCACAAACTGTTCCACGCCATTTAATCTGTCAGACTGGTATTTGTTAATTGCATCAAATAATGTGATTGCAATTTCAACATCTGAAAGCCTGTCATGATTATTCGGGCATTCAACAATTGGAATACCGCCAAAACCATTGATGCCGTAGTTAGTTACTTTCCCATTCTTGATTTCAAAAAACTGGTTCTTTGAATAACATAAATAATATTGCTGTTCATCTTCATCTTTTAAAATCTGTACGGAAAGCATTGGTTTCCCATTTCTCTGTGAGTATACAATGTAACAATCGCCTGGATATGGAATAAAGATTCTAAACGGCGGTAAATCTCCGTTTTTTGTCCAGTCCTCTTCTTTCAGAATAGCCTTATAGGAAGTTCCTGTTGCGCTCTGGTATATTGCCCTCTGGATGTTTCTTGCATCTGCATTGGCTTCATCCAGATAATCATTCAACAAATCAACTTGCTCATTTATTTTTTTGTCTGCATTTTTCTTTTTACATACATATTGGATTGGTTCCCCGCAAATCTGTCCAGCTTTAAACTTCACGGTTTCAAATGCGTGATTTTCAACCACTCTGTTATTAACTTCTGGACGGACTATTTTATTTCGGTACAATATTGGCTGATCGCCTTTCATGTACCGATACAAGTAATCAATCAATGTTCGATTTTTATTATGTATGCCAATTGTATCTGATACTACTTTTACTACATTTTGTGGAGTGATTCGGTCAACGCCTGTGTAGGCTACTTTTCTACCGAATTCACCTCGGCATAAATCTACAAAATTCATTGTATTTCTCACGAGCCGAACCATCCTTTCTGCAAAATAAAAAGCACTGGATGTTTTAATCCAATGCTCTACTTTATATTTTACACATATTAAAAGTATATTTCAGTATACTTCGGTATCATCTTTCGAAACCTTTTATCTTTTTTATTTCTGCTATGGCTTTTAAATGCTTTTTTTTAATGTGAATCTCTGAATAACCCATCTCATCTGCGATACGAACCAATGATTTGTACTCAACATAATGCTTAAATAGTATGTTGTACAGCAACGGGTCTTCAACCTGTTCTATGGTTCGGACTATTTCCTGTTTTTTTTGTAAAAATTCGGATATCATTTTTGAAATCTCTTCTCGCAGATCAAATATCTTTGCAACCATATCTCCCATCGGATCACGTTTTACAGAAGTTTGTACCTTTTCTCCAACAGGGATTGCAGATACACTTGTGGAAAGAGAACTGAGCTGTTCTTCTTCGATAAGCTTGTTTTTGATTCTGTTATCATAATTTTCAATCTGGCGTAAATATTGAGTTGCAGTCATCATATTCTATCTCCTTCCCCACATAAAATTTTTGGTTGCTTTTACTTCTGCAAATCTTTTTCCAGCAAGTGTTATTGCAAGCTGTGTAACTCCATCTGCGGCGTCATCATGCTCATTATCGCCAATATATACAAAGGTCGTTAATTCATCCATAGCCTTTTGATACTGCTTGTCTTGATATTTCGGAGCCAAAAATATGAAATTCTGCTTAACATCCCCGGAATACTGATTTATTTTTTCTTTTTTTGCTTGTTTTGAAGGTGCTTTTGTACTTGTCGTGCTGCAAGCGTATTTATGTTCCTTCAACCGTTCATTTACATAATAGGCATACATATCTCCACCATTATTCGCTTCAAAATTAATGGATTGAATATTATTACCCATGATTCTTCCAACAACTAATGGCAATGTTCCTTCTTTTGGCGCTGTGCTAAAAATCCAGTCATATATATACACATCTCCATTTTCGTATTCTGCACCCACTGGCATTGATAAGCTATCGCCACCACCCCACGCAACATCGCAAGCAGAAACATTTTTAACAAATCCACCTTCTGGAAGAACGCCGTTATAATATCTCAATTCGTCAGCTGCAAACACAATTCCTTCACGTAAGAAGGGCTTTTGCTGATATTTGGCTTCCCATTCGTTAGCGTCTAACCTAGCTTTCATATCGACATAATATTTTGTTGAAAATCCAACGCCATACTCATAATCGAAATTCGATTTACCTTCATCATTCAAAGCTGGAATTTTTCTAAACCGATACATTGGATTATCGTGATTTAGCTTCTCGATTTTTCCGAGAGGGTCATATAAATTCCATCTAGTTCCAACCATAAGCTCCCTTGCGCCGTCAATCTTACGGTCAACCATCTTATTCAGATATTCTTGATATGTATTTTCTAATCGGGTGGGGCTTAATGAATGTTGTCTATCTCTTACAAGGTCATCCACGTACAAATACCCATCAGAAGAAATATCAACGGCACCCGTCCAAGTTCCTTCAATACCACGGCAAGTCATTGTTGCAAATCTGTCTGGCTTGTCCAGGTTTATTTCAAAATCATCAGCACTCTGTTTTTGAAGTTTCGACTGTGGAAAAATTTCACTGTAGTTATATTCCTGTGTATTAATGAGATTAAGAAGTTCTCCGTAAAATCCTTTTGCCAGCTTTCCAGAATGACCACCCATGGCACTATGGCTATTCGGTCTTTTACCCATTATCCAAGACATAAAGAAAATACACATAGTAGATTTTCCAACACGGCTTGGAAGCGATAAACCATAAAACTCTATCTTTCTTTCTTCCAAATCTTGTAGGTCTTGGGCTACCACATGTAGTGTTTTTCTTCGTGGAATATAAAATTTCTTGCTGTCTGGTCTATTTTTTTCCATATAAAGCAAGTAACTTTCAAATAAATGTGGTGCTTCTAGTAACAAATACTGCCAGTAGATATCATCAAAATCACCACTGCCAGTTAATGCGGCACACTTCTCTGCTATGTTATGTGAGTATTGACTTACTTTCATAGCCATTTTCCGTGCTTCTTGGTTCTTGTCGAAAGGAAGGTCAATATTCATATTTAAGAGCAAATCAAGGCAATCTTTTTGATTCTGATAGATTGTCATGTCACTACTGATAATCTGATTTAGGACCGTCCGATACCATTCAAGCGAACCTTCTGTGAATTTTTGCATAAAAAAAGCCAGACCTCCTTTCATTTTAGGATTTAGTCTGGCTCTCATGTGGCTCTCTTGACTTTTCTTTTTGTTTTTTGTATTCTAAATATTTTTCAAAACTATATTTTTCACAATATCTACAATTTTCTAATCCATCTGGTTATGGATGTATACACGGAATGTTTCTTAATTTGAACCATACAATTTAATCACTTAACTTTCTGCAAATTTCAATAAAATCTGACTTACTAAGTTCTTTCAGCTTGTCAGCATATTTTGGAAATTCATGTGTATATATCGGATGACCTAAAAGTTTTTCTGCGTATTCGTATGCAAGTTTTCGGTCATCCCCTGTAAGCATACAAATTCCTGTATAGGTTTCAATTACTACAGCTTCTTGTTTTGTCATACATATCCTTTCTTGATAAAATCATCTTTTTAATTCTGAAAAAATATTTTCAATTACTTTCCACTCTGCGAATACTGCCATAAACAGTAATGGTACTGCCGAAAATCCCCAATGATTTTCAATCATCATTTGAATTGTGGCTATCAAATAATCTGCTACCCATTTGAATATTATGAAATTCGCACTTATCCAACATATTTTTCTGATTTTGTTCATTTGCTCACCATCTTTCTTTTTGATTTCAAGTATTTTCTGTATTTGCGGCTGTATTTCCGAAGAATTAAATCGAGCATAATGCTATTTGTCTGTTCTACGTTTTCTGACATAGTTGTGAGATATGGATAATCTTCTCTATCATCTACTAATGTCTTGAAGATCAAGTCTAAAGCAAACTGAGCACTGATAGGCGGGTCGCAAAGTTCAAAGTCTTTATCCTTGTACCACTCATCAATCTTCTTTTGGAATCCATCAAAGGATATTTCTTCGTTCCATATCATACAATCACCTCAGCCTGGAACACCTAACTGTTTGTAAGTGAATACGGCAGTGTACTTCTTCCCACATTTGTAGCAAGTTTCTGTAATAGTGCAAGTCTTTTCTTTGTCATTACATTTCGATTCTGTATCCGAACTTTTAAACATATGACCACCAGTGAAAAAACACTTAATTCTTTTCATGTTCATCATTTTCGCCCTCATACAAAAAATTAATGATTTTATGTGCAATACAAGCTAACTCATACCTATCGTACTGTCTGATAAACTCGTCAATATCAAATTGATTTTTTATTAGATTCTCTTGCGCATTGTCAAGCTTTTCAATCATTTCTTCTGATTTTGTCTTCGGAAAAACACTCATATAGCATGGGTTTTCCTTGTCATGTTTTTCTGAATTAATAATGGCTTTTTCCCATTCAGAAAGAGTTCTATCGTCCATTTCACACATAATCAATTTGTTTGACATATTCCCGGCATAATACTTTCTAGGAATATCATTTTTGATCTGAACGGTATAAAACTTTTCACACAATAAGATAAAATCCAATTCTATAGTGACAATGGTTTTATACTGAGGTGGATATGAAGTAAGCATGATTTCATCTACTTCAATATTTGCATAGCATTCCCTGTCTAGTTCCATTATTTTGATAGGAATATGATTAAATTCGTACATACATTCACCTCAAATAAATTTACATTATTTTCTAAACCACCAAATATGTTTATCAAGAATATCTGCTTTTACATCACCATCAAAATAATATTCACACCCATCATCTGCAAATTCTGCCGGTGTTGTAAATTGTGGTATTCCATCTGGTTCCAATATGACACACGCCTGTCCAGAAATATAACTTGTTACAACGGCTGGTTCGCTACGCCACCAAACTTTTCTTCCGATAACATTTTTGTCAAAATCAATTTTATTCAAATTCATTGGGTGCTCTAAAAAATCATCAATCATGCACTTCGCACGTTCAATACTACCTCTTACATCACAGAATTTTTCGCCGTTTCTGGTTATAAACACGTTTCCAATTGTTCTTGCTTCAAATTCACCATGTCTGTATCTTGCATGATTGTAAGGTGCATAATTTATACCCAAACATACAGGCTCTCCATCGAATTGAATAAGATTCTTAAAACTTGGTTTTTCATTTCTTGGATAAGCCCATAAATTGTTATTTCCGTATTTCCCACCGATTGTATGTATATAGCCTTCTATTAAAACAACAAAATACGGTTCCCCATTAATTACCGTGTCCCAGTACATTTTATGTATTTTTAATTTGGAAATGTCTGTATCTCTATCAATTAGTCTAATACTTTGCATTTAATATTTCCTCCAAGTTTTACACATTCACCTCAAACTCTTTTTTGCAATTGCTTCCCTTACATTTCAGCTTCAAGTGCTGAATCTTTGTGTTTGGGCTAATCAGAAGGGCTTTCTTCTGGCAAAACGGGCAACAGGCGTATTTCGCTCCATTAATATTCCGTATCAATGCCTGTCCATTCCACGGCTCGGGTGGATTCATGTATTCAGAAAAATCTATTCCTTCGGATTCTAATGCTGACTTAATGCTCATTTATTTACCTTTCTATTTCTTTTATGCTTTATTGGTCTTCCCTCTTTGGCTGCCCTTTTTATCATTCGCCGCGCAACAGATTTAAAAACATTATCAAATTTCCGTTTCCCTTTTCTTCCAGCAATTTGTCTAAATTTTGGCTTTTTATTCATTTTTAAGCAGTTATTTGGTATTTTCTTAAAACCAATTTTCATGGCTTCTTCAATGCTTATTTTTTCTTGATCCATTAATTTTCCTCCGTTTCGGAATGCCATGCATTTTACGGAAATTGTTCTTGTTTATTCGATTTGGGGCAAATAGTGTCCAAAATAGTTCATCACTTAATTTACATTCAAATTCAATACTTAACGGCTTTCCTATGCTACAAAGTGTACCGTCCTCATTTCTGTGAAGAATACCGCCTTCGATAACAAAAGCACCATCCGAAATTGAAATCTCTGGTATTTATTCAATCACTTCACCATTACATGTAAAGAAATGCTTTAATTCTTCCTTTTCGCCCATATCAGCATATCCCTTTGTTTTTCCTTAAATTAGCGTATCGGTCAACCAATGTGTCAACAGTAACAGTTAACTCGTTGATTCTAATACAGTCATCCTGGTGGCGTTGTTCATACCATTCTATAGATGGATGACCAGTATCTACATTTTCAATTCCATCAATCGGAATCTTCCAGTTATCATTTTCAAGAAGCTTTTGGTTAAGTGTCTCCGATAAAGCTTTATAGTCCAGGATTATATGCTGTTTTTTCTCGCATTCATCAGCCAAACGAACAACTTCATTTTTCAACTGTTCTTCTGTCCAGTTTGCCATATCCTCAAATTTCATATTTACCACCTCTGTCTTCGAAAATTGTCTCTTCCAAGCATAAATTTTTCGGCTGAAAAATTATCCTCTACATCAATATGTGCTTCACGGTCTTGCACCTCATATCCGTTTGGTGTTAATTCAAGTTTTGCAGTATATTCAGCGCCGCAATTGGTGCATTGCCATGTCACATTTAAAAAGAGTCCTTTTTCTATAAAAGGGTTTGTGAAATCGGCATTTTCACATTTCAATATTCCACCGCAAACAGGGCAATTGCGTTTATCAAGTAAATTTAGCATTCAAATTCCCTCCTCTCCCTGTGCTTCATTTGGCACTCGATCATCTTTGCTACATTTTCACGTTCCTGTTTTATTCCATGCCCTTGCCTGAATAACTCGCATTCAAGAATGTTTCCGCACTTGGAACATTCATCTTTTATTTCTTTCCCATATACCTCAATCATTTTCATCACCACAGTAAATCAGTAAGTAATTTGCAAGTTTTCTAAGGTCATTATTCCCATACAGGCGAATACCTTCTTTTAACCCTCTGTTAATTAACCAAACAGCTAACTTTATTGGTTCTACAGGTGGCTCATCTTGGGATTTTTCTATCCTAAAATCATCGATTAAACCACCTCTATTTATAAGTTCAGAAAGTTCACTCATCGGTACTATGCCTCCTTGTTTTCCATCTTCTTTTCCTTCCAAAACTCACAATAAAACTCTGATCCCGTAAAGTCTGCACAATATTTACTATCACCATTGAAACAAACACATGTGAAGTCATCATGTTTTCTGCAATTCTTACAACATTTTTCTTTCATAAATTACCTCGATTTAGAAAAATCCAGTGTGCCGACTTGAACGGCATAAACCTCCCAACGAGAAACACTGGAACTTTAATGGGGAAATGCAACTTCTGGCAATGGCAATTTGCCAGATAGAAACAACAGGAATCGAACCTGTGTCGCATGATATTCAATATCATTGCTCTACCACTGAGCTATGTTTCTTATTACCGCCTGTCACGGACAGTTATTTTCAAAGGAACTGGGATGGATTTCACTTTTGTTTCATTCAACAGTAATACAAGTGTATCTCTCTGAATTGATTGTGTTTTCCATAGCTTCAATCGGATTGTATCCAAGATTCTGCAATACCTGTTTGAAAACTGATACCGACTGACCACTTGCAAGCTGTACACCTTTTCTTCGGGAATCTGCATGAAATATATCGTGTCTGCTGTTTACATTCCAGAAAATAATGTTTGGGATAACATATCCAGATTTATGAAACTTGTTTGCCATTTTATCATAAAATGACCAATCGCGATTTCCACAATAATCAATTTCCATATCAGAAATTACGACAATAGCTTTTGGCATTTCTTCCTGTGAAATATTATTTTTTTCTGCTATATCAAGCACCTTTTCAAATGCAGATTTAAGGTCTGTACTATTGCCCCAATCTGCCCTTTTAGCATTATTGATTTTCTGTGAAAGGGTTTCACCTTTTAAAACAACTGTTTCTGGATTGCTGGAAAATGTCATAAACAAATTGTGGTATGCCCCAACATTTCTTTCGGCAAAGTATATTGCCAGTCCTATTGCAGTGGCTAGCGGTCTGCCGCCATTCAAAGACATCGAACCAGACACATCAGCCATAATCAAAGCATTTGTTCCCTGTTCTATGTAATTTGGTAGTGCTTTCCATTGTGCTTCAAGAACTTTATTGTTCTCTTGTCCGTAAAGGATTTTTTCCACGATGTCATAAGGATACAAAGTTGAAGCGTTGATTTTAACTTCTCCTTTATCAGCCTTATTAATAAAATCATTAAATCCATCTGGATCATGTTTTGCAAAAGCTCTGCGATAAATCATCATTGCACGGCTCGGAACTTCTGGATATTTAATCTCATTCCATTTACCGGCAGACATAAGGCTTTCAACAACACCGATCTGTTTTCTCATGCTACGAACAATCCTCTTGAAGTTGTAGACTGGATAACCCAACTTCTGTGCAGTCAAGATTCCTAACTTCCTAGTTTTTCTGCTGCTTGCATCGGCTGTTTTAATCCATTTAGCAAGTAATGAAATTGCTTTTCCCTCATTGAGATTTTTCAAATCTTCCTCAAATTGTTTCTTCATGGATTTCCACATGTCATCTTCCAGTGGTGTTTCAATCAGTTCATAGAGATCGTCATATCTTCCGAATACTCCAATCAAGTCAAGATTCGGTCTAAGTGCTTCTGGATGATGTTCAGCCATGTAACGGATAATGGTTCGGAAAGTTTTTCTCTCTCCAAGCCCACAACGAATATCTCTTGCATAAAAAGCAATCTTTGTGGCAAAGAGTTTATCCTGTGCAAATGCTTCTGAGAATAAAGTGGTGATTCTATTTTCATCAGCTTCTCTCAATGCACCAATAGTTCCGAACAGGTCAAGTCTTGCATCGCTTGTAGTATTCAGCGCAACTGCTCCGTTTTCAGTTCTTGTAAACTTGCTTTCTTCTTTCATTGCATTTGCAAAATCCATGTTCTTTCTCCTTTCAGGACACAAAAATATAAAATATACGAATTAGATTTTATTTAAGTGAGTTGCTGTAAGCGTCCAATAAATTTTCATGATGCTTTTAGGTTTCATAATTAGCAGTTATGCCCAAAATAATTGCTGTAAGCATCACATAATTGCCCCGACAGGATTTGAACCTATAAAATTATTTGCAGTGAAGAACACAAACATGTTCTAATCGGTTTTCCATAACCGATAACCGGGGCAGTGGCAAGGGATGGATTCGAACCACCAACCTATGCCTTGTAATGGAGTAAATTGCTGTTATAGTCACAAACATGACTAATATTCTCATTGCTCTGTCCAATTGAGCTACCTCGTCTAAAAACCAACAATAGCTATGCTAAAGTCAGATTTCCTATCTACACTTGGTAGATGGAATAGCAGGAGACGGATTCGAACCGCCGTTTCCATGGATATGAGCCATGTGAGATTCCGCTTCTCTATCCTGCCGTGCGGAACTCCTAGAGTTGAACTAGGAAACTTATATCTATAGATATTCGCCCTATAGCCGATAGGTTCCACATAACCCGGAAAAACCGGGTTAGCAATAGGTTTATCGTGTTATGCTTTCCACTATCTACAAATTTTAGTGCTGTAGATTCACTGGATATTTTTATGCGTCTTTGAACGGCATCTCTTGAAAACTCCTTTTATTAACGTGCGCTGCGTTAATGTTTTTAACTCCGAGATATACCAGCCGGGAAATCAGATCCATTTAGGCTACGCCGTATCGCACCTATAAATTTACCTAATCCACACGCTCAACTGGAAGTTTTTTCCACCCATATTACGGATGAATGGCATTTAGAAGAAATGGAAGCTCTGGGATTCGGACCCAGGACTTACGGCTTATGAGGCCGTTGCTCTTACCGCTGAACTAAGCTTCCTAAGATACCGAATTATTTGACCGCCATGACAAACAATCCGGCACTGTTGCAGTTCTTGACCGCCAGCTGCAACAAAGGTTTTCTGAAACGCTTTTGGATTTCAGAAAGTCTTCCGGGACATTTGAAGCCCCTTTAATCAGCCCCGTTGGGCTAGAAGGCCGAAGCGAAAGTTGTATGAAAAAGAAAAATATTTGCAATATGATAAATATTGCAAACTGGGCTAGCTGGATTCGAACCAGCGAATGCAGCAGTCAAAGTGCTGTGCCTTACCTCTTGGCGATAGCCCATCAACCCCGGCGCACCATTAAGACCGGGGAAGTCGTGATATATAAGTTTATGTAATTAATATAATAAGTAATTAGCACTTACGCTACTCTGGATGCCTCGACTTATCACTTTCATAGGCTTTTCCGAGCCTACATGGATTAAGTCGAAGCGGCGCTTTTATGAATTTAACCCTCTCGATTAACTCAATCGGGATAATTCCAATTGGAATTGGTAGATACATTTGTCACCTCGTGCAAATTAAGAAAATATTCAGTGCAAAACATATTTCTAAACAAATACAGAATAAAATCTGTATTACGCTTGTCTTTCCTTCTTCGTCCAGTATAGCCAAAGTACCGGCAAGAACCAGAACGAAAAATGCAAGATTTACAGCTGTTCCGATTACATTAAGTGCATTCATTGTTTTTTTCCTCCCCGATTAAGAAGTCCAAAATTTTTTCTGCAATTTCTTCTTCTGGCTCAAATGGCATTCCACAGTAATTGTATGATTCTAAAGCCGATTTTAGGCTTGATTTGAATCCATTGTAAATTTCTCCATGTTGTAACAGTTCGTGTCTTAAAACCAAAATTGCATCAGTAATTGATTGAGAAGTGACACTAATTTGTGCCAAGCACTCCATTTCAATGTCTGGAACATCCATCATTTCAAACTCAAATACTGGAATTTCATCTACTGCGGTATGGAAATTTATTGATCTTACTCTCGGAACTTCATTTCCATCAATGAAATATTTTGTGCCGAGCCAATCATTGGGGTTGGGGTTTGTGATTTTTACTAAAGACATCTTCGCGCCCCTTTCTTTTAGTTTCACAGTAGAGAAGGAGGTGTTTCGCAATCTCTTCCAACTGTAGAATGTTGTATTTTGGAATTTCCCATGTTTTCTGCTCCAATAATGAAGACAGTGGAATTTTCTCAGTCGGTAGTTCGTTAGTTACTGTGGCATTGATAAGCATAGAGGCTACATCAATGGGAGATTCGGGAAGACTATCCTTGTTATCACTTATTGGTGCGTATAGAATGGATGACTTTTTCCATTCTCCGTTTTCCTTTGAAAATACTTCTCCGTTTTGTACTTTAAGTATTCCAGTAGCATCTCTTGGAATATACTCTTCTTTTTCACATGAACGGACATCATTCCCAATACTGTGTAAAAAATAATTCATCATCCTTCTTCCACCTCCCCGAAATATTTCTTGTAAAGGTCAATGTCTTTCCTTCCCAATAATATTTTTATATTTTCTTTGTCTTCAACTTGCAAAGAGCCATAAGCAATATGTACCCACGTTGTTATTGTATTTTCTTCTTGGTTCTCTTCTCTATAGCCATTAATAACTGTAAATGCTGAAAACCAATTTCCCTTTGCTGTTAAAAAATAAGTCTTTTCTGAATAACATGTATATCCGTAATGGTCGCAGTCAATATTATCGGTAAATATCTTTTCTGCATTTTCTGTGTTGTAAAATTTCCCATCTGCACATATTCCACTCGAATGAACAACTATATTGTCTTTCCTTATGCGTTTGGTATCTGCATTCGGGAATTTCTTTTCGTATTCTTCTGGAACTGAAACGCCTTTTTTATTTTTTGAAAAAAATTTAAGCACGTCTTTTCCTCCCAAAATATTCATCAACTGCCTGTCTTACAATATCCGATACGCTCCTGTCTGTTCGGTTCTTCTCTTCCAGGAGCCTTTTTTTCTGTTTTTCGGAAAATCGGATGCGGATGGATTCGGATTGTGAGTTTGGTTTCATGAGCATTTACCTCAACTTACAATTTCAATTGGATATCCTAAGTATGCTTCCAACTCTGAAACAGTCAGTTTACGTGGTTTCTTTATTTCAACATCAACACGCTGTATGATATTGTCTGTTGTCTTTGCAATGGCTTTTCCTGTATAGCTTTCAAGCTCTTCGTTTGCATATACATTCAAATGTTCATATCCATATGCCCGGCACCATCTTGCAGCTGAATCAACAATTTTTCTTAGTTCGTCTTGCTCATCACCGAACAACTCCGAATATCTAACCGCCTTGTTGAAGTCACTGGAGCTTACTTCATAAGGAGCCACAACATGTTTATATGGACTTCCAATAAAATGAAAATATCTATGTGATTCCATTGCTTTTTGGCCTTTTGGCAAGTTGAACCCTTGAGCTATTGCTTTTTTAAGCAACTGTTCTGATTCAACATTGTTTTCTGTAACAATGCACTTATTTGTAAAATCAATCATCTTTATCCCCCTCTAAAAGTTTATATAGCGTGCTTCTTGAAACTCCCATAATCTCGGCAAATTGTACTTTAGTTATTTCCCCTCTTTGCCAGCTACGTTTAGTTTCATTGAAAAGTTCCTTATCTATCTCTTTTTTGGAACGGCCTTTGTATTTGCCCTGGGCTTTTGCAATTGCAATACCTTCTTTTTGACGCTGCCGAATATTTTCTCTTTCTCTTTGCGCTACATATGAGAGAAGCTGCAAAACTATGTCTGCGATCAGTGTTCCTGTCAAGTCTTTGTTTTGCGTAGTATTGAGCAACGGCATATCCTGTACAATAATATCCGCTTCAATCTCTTTTGTGATTTTTCGCCATTCAGTAATAATCTCTTCGTAGTTTCTTCCAAGTCGGTCAATCGAATGGATTACCAGAATGTCACCTTTCTGAAGAGAAGCAATCATTTTCTGATACTCTGGACGATTGAAATCTTTCCCAGATTTTTTATCCATATAAATTTTCTCAACACCATCTGCTTTCATTGCTTCAATCTGTCTCGCTTCATTCTGATCTACTGTTGAAACTCTTACATATCCTACTTTCATGTATAATCCCTCCCGTTTATTTATAAGAAAATTATACATCATTTCGATTATATATTCAAGTAAAATATAATCATTTTTAAATATTTTAATTGACTGATTAAACGATTTTGATTATGATATAAGTATTAGGAGGTGATTCTTATCGTTTCTCAAAAAATTAAACAAATCATGAAACTAAAACAAGTTACAAATATTCAATTGGCTAATCATCTTGGAATATTACCGCAGTCTTTGACAAATAAATTTTCAAGAAACAGCATATCGGCAGATGAACTGATTGAAATACTGGATTATCTCGATTGCCGATTGATTATTGAAACTAATCCAGATCATGTCATAAAACTTTCAATGGATGATATTAAGAAAGAGGAATAAAAACCTCTTTCTTTTTTTTGCCTTATTTTTAGTATGGCAGAGAAACAGTTAAGGCTTACTGCTTTTCGTGTTGCAATCACTATCCCTGCCATGTTAAGGAGAGCTTTTTTGTTTTTTCGGAAACTCGGGGAACTGACTACGCCAGCCAGAGGTCTATATATAACCCCCTCCCGGTCATCCAGTGCGGACGCTGGCAAGTCAGCCCGACGCCCCATGGGAACCGCTGCCCTTGCCTGGTCGCTGTTTGTCGTAGGCCTTCGGCAGTAATCAAAGGAATGCTATGCAAAATCTATTGTAATATTGCACAAAAAACAGTGTTTTATAAAATGTCTTTTTAGGGTGTACCCTATTTAAACATTGCGTATTACTAGATATAGAATAAGTTCTCTCACAATCACAACATATAGTATTTTTACTGTTATAACTCCGGCTTTTCCATTTCTGGAAGCTGCAAGGCTGCTTTGTGCTTCTCTGCGATCTGCTGGGCGGTCTGCTGTGGTACGCCGTACTGTTGTGTAGCTTGCACCGGTGCAGTTTCTGCCATTCCGTAGGCGGCTTTTGCAACAAATATCAAATTCGCATTTGTTCCGGTTTGGTTATGCAGTCTATTAATTGCACAGTTTTTGCAAATATCAAACCATTTTTTAGCCGTGTCACCATGTGACGAGTTTGTTCTATACACTCCATTCATCCAGTCAGTAAACGTTGTACGATTAATCCCAACTAAAAAGCTAAATACTTCTAATGTTGGCAATACATGATATTTACTGCATAATCTCACATAAGTATTAAACATTTTATCTAATAGCTCTATATCATCATTACTTGGCTTTTGTATATGATCTGCAATATAAAAAATCATATCTACAAAGCTATCTGATACTTCTTTCTTATAGTTTTCGTTATCTGGTGATATACATAATACAGTATTTATATATTCATCAGCATATATATTAATATTATCTAAATAGATATCTACGTCTTGTACATTTACTGTATTATCTTTCATATTATCACCTCACTTTAACACGTTAATTTGTAAATAAAAAAAGAGAATGTCACCAGGTAAAGCTTATTCCCGGAAAACTTCCGGGTGTTCGGGTACATTCTCTAAAACTCAAAATAAAATATTCTGTTTTCTTTGTTGCTGATACCTTAACACAGTTTTTAATATCTTGTCAAATTTAATTTTGCATAAAATAAACCCCTTTATTTTGTCAGTAATTAATAAATAATATTTGTGGTATTATA